GACAGGTTCCTGGTCAGGCAGCACCGAGGTGTGTTGTCCCACGACCAGCATCTCTATGCACCACCTGCGCACACTAACTGCCGGTGCCGAATAGTGCCTGAGTCAGCGATCCGGCACGGCATCATCACCAGGACGGCGCGGTTCGCCAACGACAGTGGCCGAGCCAGGTTGACAAGTCGAGTTGAGGACATCATCGAGCAAGGGCCGGAGTGGACACATGCAGCTGGCTGACACCATCGAGCAGATCGACCTTGCCATTGACCGTGCCGAGGCAGAAGAACGACCAGGCGCGCAACTCACTGTGTTTCGTGACGAACTGCTCCCTCCGCTCAAGCTGCTGATGCGGACATTGAAGAGCGTCGTTCCACCGGCTTTGCTGATCCAGTCGATGAGTGACCGCTGACCAGACAGCTCGACGACGATCAGGGCATGGATGCCAGCACTGCGGTGGTGAAGCTGCACGAGATCGACCCGCAGTTCCGCGCGCTGTGCGCCTCCTTGTACCCCGGGCTGGACGCGCGCGAAGTTGCCGGGGCTGTTTATGGAGACATGAGCAAGGCCAACCCCGATGGCAGTGAAGCACACGCGCCCAGCCCGGTTTGGCGCAATGGTCGCGGAGCAGCTCGTGGTCGTGGACGCAAGCGCCACCACACGGATGTCAAGTCCGTCCAGGTCGTCAATACCCAGCGCGGCATCCGGAAGCAGACCCCGCAGCAGAAGCGGAACAAGCGCCTGGCCATTGCTGGTCTGGGCGCTAGTGGTGTGGCGACAGTGGGCGGACTACATGCGCTCAAGACCACGGTTGCCAACGAGAACCCGATGCGCAGCGCCGCCATCCAGGCGGGCAAGGGCAGCAAGACAGCGATGGGCCTCGCGCGCCGTATCGGCCCTGGAAAGGCAGCTGCTGCCCTGGGTGCAGGATGGGTCGGACTTCATGGCGTAGAGCTGGCCGGTGATGTGCTCGGTATGCGCGCGCAGGCCCGCGAGTTGAAGCAGTCCAAGGCGAAGATTCCGGCTGTCAAGCTGCCCAAACCGCCCAAGCAGCAGCAGAGCACCTTGTTCAAGCACTGGGACCAGGCCGAGCAGATGATCGTGAAGGCGGTCCAGGACGGCAGGCTGAGCAAGGACGAAGCCCTGGTGCTCGGGCGCGAGGTCTACACCGAGCTGATGAAAGCCGAGACCAAGACCATCCAGCAGGCGCAGCGCGGTGCCGATCGTGCGGTGCGCTCCGTGGCCAAGGAAGGTCTGCAGGGCATTACCTCCTCCAAGCTGGCCATGCTCAAGGCACCCAAGATCGAGCCGGTGGCTGTCGGCGCACAGCAGTCCGGCAAGCAGACCGTGTCCAACCCCACCGGCAAGAAGAAGACCAAGGTCAGCAACCCCAAGGCCAAGGGCGTCTCCAAGGGGACAGAACAAGGGGACAGTTCAGAGCACGAAATCCTCATCGAGGGCCAGATCAGCAAGCTGGATGAGGAGAAGATGCAGTCCTTCGGCTGGGCGTCGGTGGTCAAGATCGACGGCAAGACCGTCATCGACAAGCAGGCCGACCTCATCGAGATCGACGACATCGAAGACGCCGCGTACGCCTACGTGCAGACCAGCGGCATCGGTGGCGACATGCACCGCCGGAACGAGGACGGCACTCCGTACCAGGCGAGCACGCTGATCGAGTCCATGGTGTTCACCCCGGAGAAGATCGCCAAGCTGGGGTTGCCCGAATCCATGCCGCAAGGCTGGTGGATCGGCATGCAGCACGAGGACCCGGAAGTCTGGGCCGACGTCAAGAGCGGCAAGAAGAAGGGCTTCTCCATCCACGGCCACGGGCTGCGCGAGGTGGTCTTCGTCGATGGCTAACTTCCAGTGGCGCGGATGGCGCAGCAAGGCGCCCGGCGGTCCTGCGACCAGCATCGTTCCGTGGGACGGCTGGCGGTCCAAGAACGCTGCCGGAGTGGTTACCGGTACCTACCCCTGGAAGGGCTACCGCAGCAAGGCGGTCGGACGAGCAGGCGCTACGTATCCCTGGGCGGGCTGGCGCGGCAAGGCGGCAGGCGGTACCGGCACGCAGCCCTGGGTTGGCTGGCGTAGCAAGCAGGCCGGTGCGGGCACCTTGATCGGAGGCGGCTGATGCAGGCTGACCTGTCCGAGGACGACATCCGCCATCGGTTCGCCTTCCATGCCGCGACCACCGAGGAGAAGCGCATGGAGCACAGCTCGGTGCGCCAGCTCCTGATGGGCATCGCGCTGGACCTGGGCGTGCGGCTGCCGCCCGGGCGGGAGAAGGCACTGGCCATCGGCAAGTTGGAAGAAGCCATGTTCTGGGCCAACGCCGCCATCGCCCGGATGCGGGAGGACTGATGCCCTTCCAGAGCCGGGCGCAGCAGGGCTGGGCGTTCGCCCAGGGAATGCCGTTCGCGCACGAGTGGGGCGAGAAGACCAAGGCTGCCGGTGGCTTCGAGGGGCTGCCCCAGTACAAGCACGGTCGCCCCAAGAACCCACTGCCCAAGAGCCCTTATCGCAAGAAGCGCAAGCGTGTGCGTAAAGCCTTCAACCCGAACGAGACATCGCAGCAGCGCATGCAGCGTCGCCAGCGCCAGGTGCAGGCGGGCATCATGCTCGGCGCCTCGGTTCCCGCCATCATGGCGTTGCGCAGCGGGCGTGCGGCCAATGTCGCCGGTTTCGCCGGTCGCGCAGAGGAGCAGGCTCGCCAGGCCAGCAGGCAGTTGCACCACGCCGCCACCGGCATCGCGCTCGGCGGCCTGGCCGGTGCCGTGGGGGTGGCTCCGGTTCCCCGGCTGGCAGGACGCAAGCCGCGCACCCCGCTCACCCCCAATTCCGCCAAGCGCTACGCCAAGCCCAAAATGCGCCGCAACTACACCAACAGCGGGATCGGCAAGAGCGACACCCTCGACGGCTTCGGCGTGGACCGTCCCGATCTCTTTAGCAAGGCGTACACCCCCAAGACACGGGAGCGCGCCGAGCACTACGGGCGGATGTCCGGTGCCACCGCCACGCTGGGAGCCACCGCCGGAACCATCGGCGCCGGGGCGGGAGTCGTCGGCCACCTGGAGCGCAAGGGCCACGATCCGATGGGCTTCGCCCACCCGGCGTTCGGCAAGCCGCTCAAGGGTGCGGCTCGTACTGCAGCGCTCGCGCCTAATGTTGCCGGGCACATGTGGCAGGCCAAGGCGGGCGGCGCGCTGGCCGGAGCCGGACTGGGACTGGCCGGTGCCTACAAGTACAAGCAGCGCAAGGCACAGGTCGCAGCTGGCGCGCGCCGCAAGGTGATCGGCAAGGCACTGACACCACAGCGCAAGAGACAGGCCGGTGATGTCGCGCTGGGCACAGCAGCCGCCGGGACCAGTGCTGCGGCGCTCGCTGGCGGCATGAAGGTGTCCCACATCATGAGCAGAGATGCCAGCCAAGTGGGACGCGAAGGGCTGCTGGCGCACCACCTGATCGCCGGGCACAAGCTGTCGGTGGCTACCGGTGGGGAGAAGTGGGCCACACCAGGTGAACTCAAGCGCGCCAAGGCAACCCGTGCCCTGGGTGTGCGGGTGATGGGTGTGAAGAAGCCAGCGGCACTTGCGGCAGCAGGAACCGCCGCTGCCGGTGGCGCCGGGTTGTACGAGCTGGGTCGGCACGCAGTGGCGAGCAGGAGAAGGGCACACACATGACCACACTCGATGCGTTCGGCGTTGACCGACCCGACCTGTACGGCGAGGTTGAGAAGCGCTTCGTCAGTGCGAAGGAGCGCGGTCGGCTGCACGAACAGGGCCACGCCATGGCACCGCTCAAGGGCGCTGGCAACAAGGGCCGCTACCCGATCAAGAACAAGGCTGACCTGGTCAATGCCAAGCGTGCGCTCGGTCGGGCCAAGCCGTCCACCCGTCCCGCCGTACGGCGACACATCAACGCCGAGGCCGCGAGGCTGGGTGCGCCCAAGCTCGGCCAGACCAGCAAGCGGTTGACCGTGGAGCTGGTGAACAAGGCCGAGCAACCCGGTGTCAGCCGCGCCCGCAACCAGCTCGGTGTCGGCACCAGCTTCGTTGACCTCTACCGATTCGATCGTCCGGGTCGCAGGCTGACCGGCGCCGACTTCGAGAAGGCACAGCCGTTCACGCCGAAGCAGCGCCACACCGCGACCGCGTTCGGGGCCGGTGCCCTGGGCGGTGCTGCGGTGACCCAGGCACCCAAGCTCAACCGCCCGCCGCTTCGGCTCGGCACCCGGCTCAAGACGGGCTTCTCGGCCGCCAGGTCAGTTCCCAAGGCGTGACGAGACAGCGCAGAAACACTGATGTCGAGATGAGACGCGCTACCAGGCTCAGCCAGATGGTGATCGACGAGGTCAGCCACGTCGATAAGGACGCCAACGGCCACGCTCAGACGCTGATCACCAAACGTGACGACCCGGAGGGGCATATGCCACCTGTAGCAGAGGACGAGCAGACCTTCTCCGTAGAGGACCTGGTCTATGACGACGAGGGCAACGCCTATCTCCCGGTGGACCTCGGTGAACTCGGCGAGGAAAACCAGAGCACCCCGGACGAGCCCGAGGACGAGAACCAGGAGAGCCCTGAGGACGACGAGGCCGAGGCCCAGAAGCAGGCCGACCTGGTGCTCGCCAAGCTCTCCAAGGCACTCGGCGACGACGAGCGCAACGAGGCGGTGGCCGGTGCCTACGGCCAGATCGCCAAGCTGCAGAAGCGCGCCGAGCGGGCCGAGCTGGTGGCGAAGCAAGAGCGCGATCTGCGGCTGACCCGCGAGTACATCGCCAAGGCCGCCGAGTACCGGCTCCCGGTGCCGCCCGACGTGCTCGGCCCGGTGCTCAAGCGCTGCTCCGAGGCGCTGTCGAAGGAGGACTGCACGGTCCTCGCGCAGTGCCTGGAGGCGGCGGAGGGTCCGGCGGAGTTCGACCCGTACGCCGAGATCGGCAAGGCCGGTGGTGGTGACAACACCGACGTCCTGACTGCGGTGGACGCGGCGGCGGAGGAGCTGTTCAGCAAGGGCGTCGAGGCCGGGACCGGCTTCACCCGCGAGCAGGCCATCGCCAAGGTGTTCGCCGAGAACCCGGGCGCCTACGACGAATACCTGCGCGACCGGCGCGCGCTGGGCCGCTGAGGAGGTAGACGATGGCCTACGAAGAGAGTCTTCGCTCGATCTCCCTGGACTCGGACGCCACGATCGGCATCTACACGGGTGTCCCGGGGCTTCCCGGTTCGGCCAGCCCGAACTCCGGCAAGCAGTACTACTTCGTGAAGCTGACCGGAGAGCGCACGGTGGGGCTCTGCAGCGCGACCACGGACTTCCCGGCCGGAATCCTGCAGAACAAGCCGCAGACCGTCGGCGCTGCGGCCCAGGTGGGGTTCGCCGGGGTCTCGAAGGTGGTGGTGGGCGCAGGCGGTGCGATTGCCGCAGGCAACCGGGTAGGACCCGACACCGCTGGTGCCGCAGCAGTCAACGCTGCCGGTACCGCAGTGGCTCTGGTCTCCGGCGCCATCGGCGCGGTCATCGAAGTCCTGCTGGTGAACTGAGATCACGAGGAGTGAGCAATGCCCAACCCGAGCCAGAGTGATCTCCACGTCAACACTCCGCTGACGAACATCAGCGTCGCGTATATCCAGGACGCCTCGAACTTCATCGCTGACAAGGTCTTTCCCAAGGTCAGCGTGAACAAGCAGTCCGACCTGTTCTGGAAGTACAGCAAGTCCGACTGGAGGCGCACCGACGCGCAGCGCCGGGCCCCGTCCACCGAGACGCCGGGTGTGGGCTGGAAGGTCACCACGGACAGCTACTTCGCGCACATCTACGGTGTGCACAAGGACATCGACGACCAGCTGCGGTCCAACGCGGACAGCAACTTCTCACTCGACCGCGACGCCAGCCTCTTCGTCACCAACCAGCTGCTGCTGCGCCGTGACATCGACTGGGCCAACACCTACTTCAAGTCAGGTGTGTGGGGCACGGACATGACCGGTGTCGTGTCCGCCCCGACGGCGGGCCAGTTCGTGCAGTGGGACCAGGCCGGGTCGGACCCGATCATGGACCTCACCACCGCGATGGTGACCTTCCGCGAGCAGACCGGCTACTCGCCCAACACGCTCACATTGGGCGCGATGGTGCTGCAGGTGCTGCGCAACCACCCGGACATCCTGGACCGCATCAAGTACACCCAGCGCGGTGTGGTCACCGAGGACCTGCTGGCCACGCTGTTCGGCGTGGACCGCATCCTGGTGGCCTACGCGAGCCAGGCGACCGGCCCGGAAATCAACGACGCGACGGCCCAGGACGCTGCCGCGACGTACGCCTACATCGCCAACAAGAAGTCGGCGCTGTTGACGTACTCACCCGGTGCGCCCAGCCTGATGACCCCGTCGGCCGGGTACACCTTCACCTGGTCCGGCTACTTCGCGGGCAACGCCGAGGGCATCCGGATCAAGACGTTCCGGATGGAGCCGATCGCCAGCGATAGGGTCGAGGGCGAGCTGACCTACGACATGCGCAAGGTCGGCGCGGACATGGGTGTCATGTGGAACGGCTGCATCGCGTGAGGTTCTGATGGGTGACATCATCCGGGCGCGCAAGTACTTGAAGATCGGTGCGCAGACCGTTGCGCCCGGCACCGACGTCACCGCGCAGGCGGTGCAGTGGGACCACCTCGCGGCCTGGATTCGCTCCGGGCGGCTCGTGGTCACCCAGACCCTGACGCACTACCAGTTCCGCGCCAAGCAGAACATCCCCGAGGCGACCGAGACCCCGTACGCCCGCAAGCCCTACAAGTCGCACCGTCCCGGCGTCCTGGACGTGGCCAAGCGCTACGCCAAGGCGGTAGCCGCGACCGGCGCCACCGCAGGCATCCCCGGCGCCTTCACCCCGGCCGGAGCCCGACTGCCTGCCAGCCCCAGCACGATGGCGGGCATCACGGCCAGCCCCGCGACAGCGTGGACTGTCGGACAATACGTACAGACGGCTACCTTGGGCAGCGCCGGTCAGGTGCACTGGTCGGGTAGCGCATGGGTTGCCGGACCAGCCTGAGGAGACCGACATGACCGAATCAGACGAGAGCGTGACGGCCGGTATCGAAGCTGCGGTCACCGCTGGTGCCGCGCCCAGCTACGACTCCGACGCGCTGACGCTGTCGCGCAGCGGCGAGGTGACGCTCAAGCCCGCGCCGATGACCCAGTTCGCCCAGGCGGCATTGTCCGGCGTCGAGCCGGTGATCCCGGAGGACCTGGACGTCGGCGACCTGCCCGAGGTCCGTGAGCTGCCCGAGGGCATCATCGTCGGCTATGCCGGGAAGGGCGCCGACGCCGAGACGCTCTACCTCGGAGGCTCGGGGGGGTAACCGGGTCGGCGGAGCCCGAAGTCCCCGCCGCTGACCCACTGATCCCACCCGAGGGGACGATCGCCCTGGTCCTCGCCTGGGTCGGGGAGGACACCCAGCGCGCCCAGGCGGCATACGATGCCGAGGTGGCACAGTCGATTCCGCGCAGCACGTTACTTGATCAGCTGGAGCGGCTGGGGGCAGAGTGACCAGCGCCAGTGGCAGCGCAGTGGTCGCGGTCTCGGCCACGGGCCGAGCCACCGGCACCTTCACCTATTCCGGGAATCCGTCCAGCTCGCCGCTGGATGCGGTGCGCTTCCTCGTCGGTGACACCAATCCAGCGGCGTACTTCCTGACCGACGACGAGATCAGCTTCCTGATCACCGAGTTCACCCCGCCTCCCCCGGCGCAGCCCAACGTGCCCGAGGCCGCCGGAGCCGCCGCAGAAGCCATCGCCGCCGAGCTATCGCGTGAGGTGACCTACTCGGCGGACGGTGTGAGCGTCTCGGCCGACACGCTGGCGGCCAAGTTCTACACGGTCGCCGAGAAGATCAGGACGCTGGGCCTGCGCAGTGACGTGGTGGCCGGTCCGGACTTCGGCTGGGGCGGGCCCGGCGGTGCCATGTTCGCCGAGACCTACGACGCGAGCCTGCGTCCGCTCACATTCTCGGTCGGCATGCACGACAACTACCGTGCCGGGCAGCAGGACTTCCCGCCGCCGGGAGCGTTCTACGGCTACTGGGGCGAGTACTACTGGTGGCCGGTGGGCACCTATTCGGCCGAGGTCGCCGGACAGGTGCGCGAGATTCTGCGGGTGGCGCGGGAGGCCGCGCAGCCGAAGGCGCTGCAAGGGGAGCGATGAGCACCCCCGGTCAGCCGGTGGACGACACCCTGCCGCCGGTCGTCGTCAGCCCGTACGCGCGCAACTACGCCCGGCTGCACGCGGGCGCGCACATGTACTACACCGTGCTGATCGTGCGCATGGCGAGCCCGAGCTTCAACTCGTCCACCGGGATGATGGCCGCCGCCGAGAAGCGCCAGATTTACCTGGGCCCGGCGCGCATCTGGACCGTCTCCGGCCCTCAGGTGCTGGGCATCGGCGAGGACGCCATGGTGTTCTCCACCACCTACGTCTCGATCCCGTGGGGCACCAGCCCGATCCCGAACACCGACGACATCGTCACCGTGCAGAGCTACGACCCGCACCCCGGCTACGGCGACCCGGAACTGGTGGGGCGTGTCTACCGGGTCCTGGACGTCGAGCTGGGCGGGCAGATGTATGCGGCACGGCGCATGCAGGTGACCGGCATCCAGCCTTCGGCGGCCTGGGGACCGGACGCGCTGCAATGACCGCCGCCTACGTCGATCTGGTGGAGCTGTCCACCCGGTTCGCGGCAGCAAGCGGACAGGAGTTCACCAAGGCCGCCGGGCAGGTGGTGGAGAGCTACGCGCAGGAGGTCGCGCAGCTCGCGGAGAGCTTTGCGCCCGTGAAGACCGGCCGGTTGCGCCAGTCCATCACCATCAACAAGGTCGATCAGCTCACCGCCGTCGTGGGCCCACAGGTGTTCTACGGCACCTTCATGGAGTTCGGCACCGCGACGCGCGGCGAGTTCGGCGGCAGCACATACGAGATCAGGCCCAGGAAGCCCGGGGGCTACCTGCGCTTCCAGGTCGGCGGCCGGGTGGTCTACACCAAGTTGGTGCATCACCCAGGCGTGCCGCCGCATCCCTACATGCGCCCGGCGGTGGAGCGCATCGTCACTCCGTTCGGCCAAAGCCTGGCCGAGCTGGGCGGTTCCTATGTCGTGTACGGGCCGAACGCTCCCGCCAGCAGACCGACGAGGAGCCTGATGTGAGTGTGACCGTGACCGGACTCGGACCGTCACCGCAAGCTGCTTCAGTGCCGAACATCCTGCACAGGCGCGAATTAACAGATCATCTGTTAACCGTGCTCCAGGGCACCAACAAGCCGGTCGGCGATGCGGTCTCTCCGGCTGGTGGTGGGTGGGACGGACCGCCCAACGAGAACGGTTCCAACTTTGTCCCGTATTCGGTGCTCTTCCCGGGCGCGTCCACGGTGAGCAACGGGCCGTTCTGTGACACCCAGGCGGACTGGCAGGTCGTCTACCAGGTCTCCAGCTTCGGGGTGTCGCGCTCGCAGTGCGAGTGGATGGGCGACCTGGCGCGGGCCAGCATCGTGGCCACCCAACGCACGCTGATTCAGCTGGGCAGTGACCAGTTTCGAGTGCTGCAGGCGCGCGAGACTTTGATCGGGCCCGTTGCACGGATGGATGTCGTTGAGCCGTCGTACTTCGGACAGACGGATTCTGTGACGTTGTGGATGAGCAAGGAGCTGTGAGATGACCGAGACCGCACCGGCTGCAGACCAGACCCAAGTAACAGCGGCCGACCAAGGTGGCCAAGGCGGCGGTGAGGAGGTCGGCACCCTGGTCACGTCCGCGACCTCCTACAAGCTCAAGAGCAGCACCCTGCCGGGAACCCCGGTGACCACCGTCATCGGCGCACAGGCCAACACCTTCTGGACCGGGAGGGGCTGGGCGGCAGGATTGGCCGGTGATGTGATCACCCCGCAGGACACGGCCAACCCGCTTCCTCCCAAGCACATGACCATCAGCGGCACTCCGCCTACGGGATTTGCCGGGGCAGCAGATGTTGTCCAGGTAGCAGCCGTCACCAACATGGGGGCGGTACCGGTCTGGCAGGGCAAGGGCTGGACCTGACGGGTGACCTGACGGCGCTGGTGGAATCGAAGCAGAGCGTCAGCCTAAGGAGTGGAGCATGTCGCGTCTGATTCCGAACGAACGGACTTGGGTTGGCTTCGCTCTGGCGGTCGCCAACATTGACGCACCGGCCTCGGCCGAGGTGACCGGCGCGGTCGATCTGACCTGTTTGATCATCTCGCTGAATGCCTCGGCGACGGGCAACACGGTGCCCACCCCGGCATTCTGCTCACTGTTCGAGACCTCGGTGCCGGGCACGTCCACCGCGACCTTCACGGCGGACTTCTACCGCGACGACGACACCACCGCCAGCGGTGACGCGGCCTGGAAGGTGCTACCCCGTGGCCAGCGCGGCTTCTTCATCATCAGCAGATTCGGCGGCAAGGGCGCGAACAACATGCCCACCACCGGAGACCACTGTGAGGTCTGGCCGGTCTACATCGTGTCCCGGGCCATGACCAACATGGCGTCCAACACCGCGATGACCTTCACCTGCACCGCTTCGGTACCGCAGGTGCCATCCGAGGATGCTGTCGTCGGTACGTGACCAGGGGTTACAGTCGGGGCGGCCGGACCCGGCCCGGCCACACGCCACCCGGTTGCAGATCGACGTAGTATCCCCCCGGCTACCGACATCCACGGTCGGGTATCACCCACGGATGGGTCGGGTCTGGTCCCGATCCTTGTGTTCTGTCCGGGAGCACCGATACTGCGGCCATGCCAGGAAGCGTGCGCATCCCGCAGCAGAAAGAGGTCCTTGCTGCCCAGAACGAGCAGCGCGAGGGCAGCCGCCGGGCGACCTTCGACGATCTTGTCAAGAAGAAGCACCGGGAGCGCGAGGTCACCATCACGCTGCCCGGCGACGCTGGCGAGGATGTCAAGGCCACGATCCTGCTGCGGGCGCTGGGCGCGCGCGAGTACGACAAGCTCCTGACGAAGCACCCGCCGAACACCGAGCAGAAGGGCAACGGCGCCAGCTACAACATCGACACGTTCGGGCCTGCCTTGATCTCCCGGGTGTGCATCGACCCGGAGATGAGCGAGTCCGACGCCAACCAGCTCTGGACCTCGGACGACTGGAACCGTGGCGAGGTGATGAGCCTGTTCAGCGCGGCTGTAGATATCTGCAACCAGGGGCTGGACATCCCTTTTACCGTGCTCGGCTGAGGTACGACGGCCTGTTCTACGTGCAGATGCGGTTCTGCAACCAGGTGGGCATGCCGCACTCGGAGTTCATGGAATGGGAGCAGGAGGACCAAGCCAAGGCCATCGCCTTCGTCTTCGAGGATGCCGAGCGGTGCCAGATGTGCGGCACCGCCGAGTGGGAGTGGGAAGAGAACCGCCGGGCCTATGAGCCGGTGCTCTCGACATGTTGGGGCTGCTACTACAAGGAAATAGCCCGTGAGGGCCAGGAGATCGGGCCGGGGGTCACCGTGCGGCTGGAGCGGACGGGCACCCAGGAAGCCGCCAAGCGCTCGGTGCGGATGGCGCGGCTAGAGAGACGTCGCGCCGATGACTAGCCCGGGCAGCTACAACTCGAACGTCGTCCTCACCGCCGACGTCGGGCAGTACCAGCAGTCGATGGGGTCGGCCAACGACACCACGACCACGCTGCTGAACACCCTGGCCAAGCTCAACACCGCATCCGACAACCTGTTCAAGTCGGCCGGGCGCAAGCTGGAGCTGTTCGGCGCGGGCGGCACGGCCACCATCGGCGCTGCCGTGGTCAGCCTGTCCCAGCTCGATGCGCAGCTGACCCGGGTGCGGGCCAGTGCCGCGCTGACCGGCACCAATGTGCCCAACATCGCTGCCGGGCTGCGGACCATGTCGGCGCAGATTCCGGTATCCACTCGGGACCTGGCCACGTTGGCGACCACCATCCAGACCCTGGGCGTACGCGGCTCCAGCGACGTCGTCAAGCTGACCAAGACCTTCGCGCAGCTGGGCGCCTCCGTCGGTGAGGACAGCACCCAGCTCGCGCAGAACCTGATCCAGCTGACCAGGTCCATGGGCCAGGCCATCGACCCGCAGCAGATGACGCGCTATGCCAGCGCGGTCAACGAGGTGACCCAGCAGCTGGGCGTCTCGGCCACCAGCGCCACCCAGTTCGCGCAGGCCATCCAGCCGCTCGGCAAGCTGCTCGGGCTCACCGAGACCCAGCTGATCGGTGTGGCCGGGTCATTCAGCAAGGCTGGTGCCGACGGGTTCGCGGCGGGCAACGCCTTCGCGCGCATCGCCAGCATGATCAGTACCGACGTCCGTACCGGCAACCCGCAGCTCAAGCAGTTCGCCGACATCGTCGGGATGACCACGAGCCAGTTCAAGGCGCTGGTGCAGTCCAAGCCGGACCAGGCGCTCAATGCCTTGTTCAACGCGCTGAACCAGCGGGGCCCGGCGGCACTGGATGTCCTGTCGAGCCTGGGTCTGGACGCGCCGCGCACCATGCAGGCCATTCAGCGGGTGGTCCAGGGCGGCGGGCTGGGCGAGGGCATTACTGCGGCTCAGCGGGGCGCGGCTGACCCGAGCCGGTTGGCCAGATCAGCAGCCGCCGCCTTTGACGACCTGCAGCACAATCTTCGGCAGTTTGCGCAGAACATCCAGAACCTCGTTACCGGCCCGTTTGTGTGGCTGGAGCGTGGCGTCAACCGGGTCGTGGGCGTGCTCAACGAGCTGCTCAAGGTGCTGATCGAGATTGGCAACCTGCCGGGGATTCACCAGCTCATCGAGGCGTTCGGGTCGATCGCTTCGGCTGTGGCGCCCATGGTTGCTGTTGCCGGGCTGTTGCTCGGCATGGTGGGCACCCTGGCCAAGCTCGGCATTCTGTGGACGACGGTCTTCTCCAGGACAGGTGTGTCTGCTGTCACCGGGGTGCGCGATGCACTGCGCGGCACTGCCCGGGATATGGAGGGCGCCGGGTTGATCCCGCGCGGTGCATACGGTGCCGGGCGGTTGATCGGCGGTGGTCTCTATACGGTTGGCGTGCGTCCGGGCGCGGGCGGCGGTGAAGGCGTGGGGTTCGGCGAGCGTGTCGCGGCGCGCGGTGTGCAGGCCGTCACCATGCTCGGCCGGACGTTCTACGTGACCCCGATACAGAACCTGGGCGCAGGACTACGGGCCGCCGCTACGGGAGGGCTGGGTGGAGCGGCGGAACAAGCGCTCTACCGTCCGACGGCCGGAGGTCTTTGGGGCGGGTTGTTCGGTCCGCCTACGAAAACTGGTGAGGCAGCAGCCAAGGGCTTGGACAGCTTCACTGTCGGAATCGAAAAGGCCACTGCAGCTACGGCTGCTAATGCCGGTGCCAATGCTGCTTCGGCCAAGACAACCGGTGCCAAGACCGGGGCTGAGGCTGCCGATACCAAGGCGACCTCTGCGCAGACCGCAGCAAGCGAGCGCGCCACGGTAAGCCTGTCCGAGATGGCTGGTGCCGCTGCTCGTGCGGCCGGGGCCATGGTGGTTCAGGCCGGTGGCGCGGTGGCAGGCGCTGCCGGAGTCGGTGCCCGGGTGGCCGGGCGCGGCCTGATGCGTGCCGGTGCCGGGCTGATGGGTGCACTGGGTGGCCCGTGGGGTATCGGGCTCACCGCTGCGGCTATCGGGCTGCCGTTGGGCATGCAGTTGTTCTCTTCGCTCGCCGGTCGTAACAGGCCGCTGTCCCAGGCCCAGATCGACGCGGCGTCGGGGAGCTTCATCAACAACCTGAACTCGTTCAATACCGTTACTGGCCAGGCCACCCAGTCACTGGATGATCTTAAGAACGCGGCCGGTCAAGCGGCTGTTGCGGTGAGCCCGAAGGGCGGCCCACTCACACCGTTCGGTCCTGACGAGGTCGCGAAGGCGATGGACGCCGCCTTCCAGACCAAGGGCTACGACCCCAGTGCACGGCTGAGCACGGATCAGAAGATCGCGCAGCTGACCCAGACGATCTACACCGAGTTGGGTAAGCCAGGCGCGCAGCCGTTGTCCACCGCCGCCCAGCAGAACCTCCGGATGCAGCTGGAGCGCCTGACCGGTGATGTGCCCCGTGCTCAGCAGCTCTACAACACCATGCAGGCGGCGACCCACAACTTCACCACCGCTTCCACCGACATGAGGTCGGTGTCTCGGGTCTACGCAACGATCGGCCAGCGGTATTCGCAACTCGCATCGCAGGGAGGTGGCCGGGGCGCTCAGATCGGCGGGAGCCTGCTGTTCGATCCGTTGAACGTCCTGGCACGGCAGCAGTACAACGCCCCGGCCGGTGGCGCGGTCGCTACCCAGACCAGGGCGCAGATGCTGGCCCAGCTGAGTGGGATGTTGCAGAACATTCCCGGTGTCAGCCCGGCCCAGATTCAGGCCATGCAGGCTGCTGGCCAGCAGGTGGACGAGCACTCCTTCGACTACATCAAGAAGGACTACTTCAAGAAGATCGCCACGTCGCTCGGGTTCAACGCCAAGGTCGGCGACGTCACCAACATGGGTGATCTGGTCAAGAACGCCTTCGATGCCAACTCCGTCACGGCCACACGCATCTTCGGGCCGAACCGTGGTGCCGGGACCAACTGGAACGATCCTGCCGCGATCCTGCGTATTTCTCAGGCACTGCAGGGCACTCTCGGGGCTGGTGGCCCTGGTGGGCCCCAGAGCCCATTCGCGCAAGCGGGGTTGGCTCAGCTCAATATTCGTCCCGGTACTGGGTTGGCCGGTGCGGTGCTGGGCACGCTGGGCGGGTCGCAGAACCCGCAGGTGCTCACCCAGGCGATCTACGGCACCGCTGCTGCGCTGACCGCTGGTGGTGCGAGCGCGGCACAGGCCCAGAAGGCGCTGTCCGACTGGGCGGCAACAGCCGACATGTCCACCGATGCTGCCAAGCAGTACGCGGCTGCGGTGCAGGACGTCGTCAACCAGATGACCGACCTGCAGCGCTCCACGATGTCGGTGCCGCAGCGGATGGGTGACATCGCGGCCCAGATGGCGACGCTGAACCCGAACGATCCGAACTTCCAGAAGCAGTTCGCCGCGCTGCAGCAGCAGGGCCAGCAGGCGTATGCGTCCGGGGTCCAGATGGCGCAGCAGTACCTGCTCCAACTGGACCAGTTCAACATTCAGAGGCGCCGGGGAGCGGAGGACCTACAACGAACGATGACGCGCGACCGCACTGCGTTCGACTTGCAGGAAACCCGGGCGCGCCAAGACTTCAACACCCAGACCGCGCGCGCGACGGAGGACTTCAACCTCCAACAGCAGCGGTCCGGTCAGGACTTCCAGCGGCAAACGCTGCGTTCCGAGCAGGACTACCACAAGCAGCGGGTCCGTGCTCAAGAGGACTTCAACACGCAGATGCTGTACGGCCAGCAGGACTACCAACGTAGCCGGGCTCGTGCGCAGCGTGACTTCGACTACCAGGAGCAGCAGTACGTCAAGCAAGTAGCACAGACCCTGGACCCGTGGGCGCAGGTGCAGGCCCAGTCGGTGGCCGACGCCACCCAGGTGCTGGCCAATGTGACCCAGCAGAACCAGATGTACGCACGGGCCGGGCAACAGCTCAATGCGCTACGCCGGATGGGCCTGTCTCAGAACGTGATCGACGTGCTGGGCCTGTCTGACCCGAAGAACATCCAGCAGCTGAACCGGTTCTACACCGACATCGCTGCCAATCCGCAGCTGGTGCAGAGCTTCAACAAGTCGATCAAGGGACGGCTGGACTGGACCCAGGGGCTGGCGACGAACAAGTCCTCCACGCAGTGGCGGGACATGGAGCACCAGTTCAACATCGCTGCCCAGGACGCGGCCCAGGACTTCATCACCGCCAATGCGCGCGCTCATCGTGAGTTCGACAAACAGGCGAGGCGCAGCCAGGACGATTTCCAGACGATGCTCGACCGCAACGAAGCCGATTTCCGGCTGCAGCAGGAGCGTGCCGAGGCGGACTTCACCAAGATGCTGGACCGCAACGCTGCCGACTTCAAGAAGCAGACGGAGCGTTCGGAGCACGACTTCGCGGTCCAGATGAGCAATATGCAGGAGGACTACAAGATTTCGATCAAGCGTGCGCTGGAGGACATCAATCACTTCGCTTCGGATGCCTACGGAACCGCCAACCAGGTATTGCAGCGTGCGTGGGACAAGTCCTCCGGGGACATGAAGAAGTTCTTTGCCGGGATCATCAGTCAGGAGCAGGCGCTCATCAGGGCACAGCAACAAGCCATGCGCGGCGGCGGCGGATTGCCCGGAGCCGCACCAGCCGGGAGCGCCAGCAATCCGATCTCGACGCCGGGCACGATGGGCATCAACCCGCAGGGCCAGTATGGCTACTACGGTGCCGGTGGTGGGTTCCATCCGGTAACCGGCGTAACCGGCGCGGAGCGCAGGGGAGCACCGCACATCATCAGCCCGACTGCGCTCCCGGTCGGCACCCCGCAGAAGAACCAGAACTGGGCCAAGGCATACATCAAGGCCGCCTATGGCTGGGGCGACAACGAGTTCGCGGCTCTGGTGCGGCTCTGGAACAACGAGTCGGGCTGGAACCAGAACGCCATCAACCCTGTCGGTGGTGACCCGGCGACCTCTGCGTACGGCATCCCGCAGTCCTTGCCTGGCAACAAGATGGCCGACTTCGGCGCGGACTGGCGCACCAACCCGATCACCCAGATGAAGTGGGGTCTCAACTACATCAAGTCCCGCTACGGCGACCCGATCGGCGCGGTGAACTTCGAGTTCAGCCACAGCCCGCCGTGGTACGCCGCTGGTGCGCTGTTCAACAAGCAGCAGATCATCGGCATTGCCGAGCGTGGTCCGGAGGCGGTCTTCCCGCTCAACGAGCGCGGTGCCGAGTTCTTGTTGTCGCTCATGAAGCGAGCCAACAGCGAAGCGTTTGCGGCGCTTACCGGCGTGTCCAAGGCGAGCGCCGTGGCAGCCACCGTGATCAACACTCACGTGGACTCGTCTACCAACTTCAACGGCGCTGTGACGGTCCAGGCTCAGGACCCGAATGCTATGGCGGTGGCATTGAAGAACCGGGCCCGCCTGGCGGCGCTCACCCGTCCGGATATGACCAGTGGGGTGTTGCCGTGAGCGAGTTCAGCGTCATCCTCACTGGTGGTGAGGCGCGTGTCCCCGCTTCCTGGACCGAGCCCGTGTTCACCTGCCGGATCACCGGACCGGCCGGGTGGTTGGACCTGGACGATCACGAGCACTACATCGTGGCCGGGGACAGCTTCCAGGCAGCGCAGCAGACCTGGCGTCGCCAGCAGATCACCAGCCCGTACGTGGCCGGGAAGTTCACCACGCATGCGGTGCCGGACACCGTCCAGGAACAGGTCAACGTCTGGGTGCTCGGGATCAACCAGGGCGAGCTGCAGGACAACCTTGCACAATTGATAGATACATTCAGTCAGCCTGAATATGACTTAGTGTGGTCAGCGGACCAAGCGGCATATACCTGGCACTGCGAGATGGCCGACTACTCGATCGACTACTCCAACACGCTGCTGTTCGCCAGGCAGCTGTCGTTCAAGGCGCAGATTCCGCGCAGCCCGGTCGTCGGTATGGGGCCGCTGTCATGACCAGCTTCGTCACCAATGCGGGCTCGGCGCACATCCTCGCCGTGCTGTTCGGGCGCACCGAGGCGCCGCTGGCCACGTACTACCTGGGGCTCTGCACCGCGCTGCCGGAGATCGGCGACGACGGGTCCACCATCCTGGAGCCGGATGCCACCACCGGTTACCAGCGCGCGATCGTGCCGAACGACAACGCTGACTGGGACCCGTCCGGCTACTACGAGGCGTTCAACGCCAACGACATCGTCTTCCCGACCGTGCCGGAGGCCGGTGGCTGGGGTGTGCTGAACGCCTATGCGGTGCTCGACGTGGCCGATCTCGGCTCGGGGCGCTTGCTGTTGTGCGGCACGTTGAACCCGCCGATCTCTCCGGCGCCGTTGGCCCAGGTGGTGATTCACCCGCAGCAGCTGATGATCACGGTCAGTTCATTGGCCCCGAGTTTCCAGCCGACATGACCACTCCAGACGGCGGCTTCGAGGAGACCGGTGGCACCGCCACCATCCAGATCGGCATGTCATTGGTCGTCGAGCAGGAGATTCCGTGGTCGGACCCGCCGCCACAGATCGTCCCGCTGCGCTACTTCCGCGCGGTGATGAGCGACTACCGGGTGCTGTCCGGCATCCCGAAGGCACCGCCAGTGCTGGATTGCGCGGTGCCCGTCTTCGTGACGCTCGACCCGTCCGGGGCTGCCATCCCGAGCATCACCAGGCCGTTGCCGGGTGACGTGGATAACGGCGCCACGGTGCGCTGGCTGGTCGGTGACGAGTACATCAGCCTCAATCCGGACGGCACCGAGATGGACTGGCTGGACATCGACGGCAGCGTGGCGTGGACCTCGTACGACCTGTGGAACCCGCAGTTCGAGGACGACTACACCTACACGGTGATCAAGCAAACCGCTGCGGACGAGGTGCTGCTGCGCCCGGCGTTGGTCTTCGACCAGGGGCTCGGGAATTGCATGAACACCTCCTTGTCCATCAATGACCTCAGTGGCGCCGAAGACATCGAGTTCTGGTTCGTGGTGTCCACCGACCCGCTTGTCGGAGGGCAGCTGTACCACTCGTTCCTGGACATCGGCGACGAGGTGATCGGCTTCCACGATCTGCCCTGGACACCGCCCGACTCGCTGCCCGGGCGACGGCTGGCGTTGCAGCGCGACCCGAACTCGGTGAATGCCGTCCAGGACAGCCTGCAGTTTCAGATCGACCAGACCATGTCTTCCGGCACCGGGCGCCCGCTGCTGGTGCGGGTGCGTTACGGGGTGCATCCGATGCTGGACTGGTGGGGCCCGAAGAACTCGCAGATGCACCTGGTCTTCCCGACCCAGTCCAGGCTGCCGCTGTCGATGAACTTCGTGCTCGGGCGTGAGCACGGCCAGCTCGATCCGGCCACCTGTGCCGGGATGCACCTGTTCGAGGTCAACTACTTCGACCACATGCTCAGCTCCACGGAGGCTGCCCAGGTCACTTCGGCACTGCTGCCTGCCTACGCGATCACGGGCTGACCATGACCCAGCCGTGGACCCAGGATGTGGTGGACCGGCGGTTGTCCGGTTATCACCGGATCAAGATGACACCGCCCGGGGGCGCTGCCGTGGACGTGAGCTTTTTCCGGAACATCCCCACTCAGATTCAGTCGTATTCGCTCAGTGATCCGTTCGGTCCTGGCGTGGCCCAGGTGAGCTTCCCGCAGGTCTCTGTGATGGAGCGTCTTGGTGGCCCAGAGCTGCCCTGGCTGGTCGCCGGGGCCAACCTGGATATCTACTGGCAGGACGCGACCAGCGGCGCGCTGACCAAGCTCTGGGAGGGCTACGTCGTCAATCCCAGCTTCGAGGCGGGTCCCGATGACACGTCCGTCGCGCTGCAGTGCAAGGGCGCGCTGTTCCAGGCGGACAACTTCCTGGCCTATCCGCAGTTTCCGCCGACTCCGATCCCGTACGAGCTGCTGATCCGGGACGGGCTCAATCCGGCCACGCACGCCAGCCTGCGCACCGCCGCATTGAAGATCACTTTCCCGGACGGCTGGAGCACGGTGGTGCCCAAGAGCGTGGCCACCGACCCGAGCTACCTCAAGCCCTGGGGCGTCAAACCGGGTGATAAGTGGACCGGTCTCACCACACGCTCCACCGGAAGTTGGAACAAGATGCTCACGGGCCAAATCCAGGCCCTGTTGGCTTTGATGTATACGCCGGACGGCTCGCAGTGGACGGTGATGCTCAACCCGGGGCGCAAGCCGGAGCTGCGGTTGCGGCCCTACCTGCGCTCCCCGCAGCCAGACTCGCTAGAAGTCACCGTCGGTCAGCCGGGCGTGGTGCTGAGCCTGTCCGAGGACTGGAGCCAGGTTGCCAACGTCTACTACGGGCAGGGCAGCGACACCGCCGGGGTGAGCTTCTCCAACGCGGTGATCTCCGGTGACGGGTCGCGCACCAGCTACGCGCCCTTCGCCGCGCAGCGCCAGGTGCACCCGCCCACCCCGCAGACCAACCGCTGGTTCGACTCCAGGGTGATGCGCCAGGAGACCTACACCCAGTTCGACCAGGGACTGTCGCCCGCTGCTGCGGCGATCACCGCGCAGGCCCAGCTGTCCCGCTCGATGCACCCCGGCTATACCGGCACGGTGACGCTCACGGTCGATCCCGAACAAGCCGGGAAGACACTGTCCCGGTTCTTGATCAAGCCGCAGATGACGCTGCTGGTGCACGGCTTCCAGGGCTCGCTGACGCCGCTGCTGTTGCACGTGGCGCAGGTGAGTGTGAACGTCAACGACTCCAGCGTGGAGCTGACGGTGGACTCCAAGTTCCGCGACCTGCTCACCATCCAGCAGGTGCAGGCGCGCAGCCGGGACACGCTCGCCACGCTGCGCAGCCTCAAGGTCGGCAGCTTCTCCCCGGTGATCCAGGACCTGCGCAAGCCGTGGAGCTATGCCGCCGGGTCCGGCGTCATCCCGTCCAGCCCGGGCGGCAAGGACCCCAACGGCAAAGACCTATTTCTGAAATATGCCAGCGGCAGCGATGTCTTCCCGTGGACCGCGCTGACCAGGAAGTATCCGCCGCGCGCGCACCCGCGCTTCTACATCCGTATTCCGGCGGCGAGCGGAAACTACACTAAAAACTGGTCTAAAACGTGGGATGGCTACGCGATCCCGTGCCTGTTCGCGCAGGTGGGCACCATACGACTGATCCAGGTGGCCGCCTACGACATCAACGGCAACGTGATGCCGATCCGGTTCCACCTGAGCTTCTACACCGCGTCCGGTATCAACCCGACCTCGATGCCCTCGATACCGGGCTCGGGGCTGCCGGGGTATCTGGCCAGCTTGGCGGGCCATGTCGGGCAGCACTATCCGTTCTTCCCCGGCGCGTTCGAGAGCGTGGACGCCAACGGTGCGCCCAAGGCGCCGGGTGATCTGACCGGCAAACAGCAGAGTTTCGTGGTCGGCTGGGGCAACTACTACCAGGGTGCTGGCTACTACCCCGGGTTGCAGAGCCAGGGCGGGCGGCCCACCGGACTGCTGGAGGACGAGGCGTCCTGGACCTTCGACACCACCAGCGACCCCAACTTCCAGCAACGGCCCAGCAAGAACTTCCCGCAGAACGCCAACGCCGGGCTGTTGTTCGTGATGATCTATGCCGAGGGAATCCCGGCCGGGCAGCCGGTCTACTTCCTGGGACGGTGTTTCAGACAGGAGCCGGGCACGTCATGAACGGAGAAGTCACCGACTATGTAGCCGGGCTGTGGTTGAAGGCGTTCACCCCGTGCTGGTGGAGCCTGCACACCGCTGACCCCGGTCATGACGGGTCGGTCCAGTCGGAGCTGATCGGCGGGTCGTACGCACGCCAGTCGGCCGCCTTCACCACCGTGGACGCGCGCACCGTCTGGTTGGCCACCAAGCTGACCTGGCCGGGCCTGCCCGCCGCTCGGGTCACCCATGTCGGGGTATGGGATGCGCTCTACAACGGTCACCTGCTCACGTTCGCGGCGCTGCCTGCGCCCGGCAAGGACGTGGCACAGGGCGGTGCGATCACGCTCGACCCGCACACCTACGCGATCTCGATCGGGTTGCCGGTCTGACGAGGGGCCGGGCCATCAAGGAGGATTGGCCCGGCCCAACGTTTGCCCGGGCACCACCCCAGGCGGTTTTCCCCACCCACCGGATCGAGGAGAACGACGATCTGGCGGATACGCCCATGGTAGGTCTGGTTTTGGGCACAAAAAAAGGCCACGGCCCCCGAAGGGACCGTGGCCAGTAGGTGTCAATCCAGTTCTGCGCTGGGGGTCGCGTCCATCAGTCGGATCATGGCTTCGGGCACTCGACCTTGCAGCACCGGCTCTTTGCCCTCGTCGCGGAAGTCCATTATCAGCTCGTGGGTGTCCTCGCCTCCCTCCGTGTTGCGGTAGCGGTAGAGCTGGTAGAGATACCCGGCGCGGTCGATCAGCGTGACCACGCGGGTCTCGACGCGGTCCGGTCTCTCTGACGGTGGGACCTCTAGTTCTTCCTCGTTGGTCCTGGCTGACCATGCTTCGTTGCAGAGCATCCAGCCGAACAGCTCGAAGTGCTCCGGGTCGTTCTCGGCGTCCCGCTTGACCACTGCGGTGGCTATCTTCCTGTCCTGTTTCAGTCGCTTGGCGAGCCAGCTGACCACTTCGACCGGGTGCCAGTCGGGTTGCCAGTCCAGCATGAGCGGCTTGAGCTGGAGCATCTGCGAGGCCATCACCCCGATCGCACTGAACTCGTCTGCCAGCTCCCGGGGTGGCAGCAGACGGTAGACCGAGAACAGGCAGGGCGCGACATCCCAGCCCAGCTTCGCGATGTCCTCCTCGAACTCCTTCATCATGACGACCACCGCGCCTGCCGACATGTCTATCTGGATCAGCTCGACCAGTGCCCTCTCAAGTGGTCCCGCCACGCTCCTGCTGAATCCCTTTTCATCGGTCATCGCACACCTCGTGGGAATCGTTCTCTGTGATACATAGCGCCGTTGATCCAGCCGTCCATCCAGGCCGCCATCACCACGCTCAGCCGCCGTTGGGTGTTTCCGGCCAATTCCAGGTACATGACTGTGCGCGCGACGCGATTCTGGGCCTGGTAGATGACGGACTCCTCCTCGCAGCCCGCCAACTCGATCACCATCGGTATCGCTGTGAACAGCTCATGGTCTTCGGCGAAGTCGTCAATGGCACGCACGACCCGCGACATCAGATGGAAGCACTCGGTGTCCGGTCGGTCAGGGAAGTTCGGGTCCGGTGGAAGGTGTGGTTGTGCCGCCAACAGGCGGTCCCACCGTAGTTCGGGAGATTCTGGCATATAGCTGCCTCGTTTCGTTCAGGTCCAGAATGGCCACGACGGTGTACCAGTTATCCGGAAGCTGGATCAGCTGCACCTGGGAGTCCGGCAAACCCATCGCGGTGAGCATCTGATCCATCTCCCGCATCTCGTTTCTGATCTTGTCCCGGTACTCAGCGCGTGTCTGTCGGCGCAGTTCCTCGTCTTCCCAGGGCCGCAGGATGTCGCGTGATTGCAGGCTGACCTGGTGGCCAGCTCCGGAGTAGTCCATGTCCAACGCTGCGCCGCGCACCGACCAGCCGGTGTAGACGACGCCTTCCTCGACCAAGCAGGTGTAGACCTGGGTGCCGTCTGGTCGCCGGGCGGTGCCGAGTACCTTCACCTTGGCCAGTGAGATTTCCTTGCCGGTGGCCGCGTAGCTCTTGCCGATCTCGATCTCACTGGCGCGCATGGCGATGATCGTTCCCTTCTTGTTGGGCCGCGAGAATCTGCATGGCCAGCTTCCGTGCTTCGGCCATCACTTTCTGGCCGGTCCAGTAGATGCTGTCCTTGCGTGGGGTGCGGAAGAGCGCGCGGTAGGAGGCCGGGAGCGAGAGATTCTCTTTCACGCCATAGCGGGCCAGCTCTTCCTCGGACCAGTAGTCCCAGGCGTGGGCGGTGTCGAAACCGATCCAACCTCCGACGTCGGCGAAGGTTACTGCCGGTCTCACCGCGATGTCATGGTCGAGATTCGAGCGGAACGGATGGTCGGTTCCGGTAGTGATGTTCTCAAGTTCGTCGATCGTCTTTTGCAGGTCCCTCTCTGGTGTTGGTCCGTAGGTGAGACCACCGTGCACCTCGACAGGCAGCTCCTCGTAGTCGGTGCAGCCGGTCCACGGGTGGCCTTCCCACGGGATGCGGGCGTAGCCGTTGATGATCGGGGCGATCTCAGGGCCTCCCTCTGCTATCGCCCAGGGAATCCCGTACACATCGCCGATGCGCAGCGGCATGTGGTCTCTGAACGGCCACCCTCGGATCAGTTCGGCTTCGGTCTGCGGATCAGCGGACACGGTGCACCATCCCGCTCTCGAAGTCGTCCGCCATCTGGCGCAGGATTACGGCGAAGCTGGCGGTCTCGCGTGCTTCTGCTGCCCATACCTCTAGCCGGTCGATGGTGCCTTCCTCGGCGCCACAGACCCGCAGCTGCAGCCAGCAGTCCTCCGGCATCCTGCCCAGGTCAACCTCGTCGCGCTCCACCTCGGTCATCGCCTGGAAGCGCTGCAGCTCGTCCATGCGGGTTCTGGCAATGTCAGGTAGCTCGTCCCAGTTCAGCCTGTTCACCGGGCTGTCTTCGCCCAGGATGGCGGCGAGGGCATCGAGGATGGCGCCCTTCTTGTTGCCGTTCCTCTTCTGCTCTTTCAGGTCCCTGCGTAGTTGTCGGATTTCCTCCTCGGGCGTCATTCGAGTCCCAATCGTCGGAGTGTGTCGATCATCGTGCGTTGGAACAGTTCCGGCTCCTTGTCCGGGTCGATGGTGATAACCGCGTCGGCAACCTGGGCTAGCTTCGTGGGCGCTTTCCGGCCGGGTAGCACCACAGCGATGATCGGTTTGTCGAGCATGATCGAGAAGCCCAGCTCGGTGCAGAACTGCACGTCTGGCTTGCCGCCCGGAGCCAGGCTGACCGTTACCGCCGAGTCGGTGATCTTGGGTAGGACATCCCTGGTGAAGTGGCGCGCGTAGTCACGCCACTCTTTGGTGCGGAAGACGTTCTCGTACTCCTCATTCGGCACTCCTGGTCCTCTCGGTCGGGGGGATGGTGGGCCAGAGCCAGCCCGGGTACGCCACCCGAACTGGCTTCCGAATTATTGTCCCATCGAGCATGGTGGCTTCCAGTACAGGCGGTTGCTGGATGATCAGCTCCACCTGTCTTACCTGGCGCAGGTCGATGAAGTTGCGCAGCAGCCAGCGATCCAGCGCTATCCATTGAGAGTGGGTCCAGCGTCTGCTGCCGGGGCGAATGACGATCTTGCGGGGCTCGCTGCACGACCTGCAGCGTTCCGATCTACCGGGGTGCCAGAAGCCCCGGTTGCTGATGTGTCCATAGGGCACGCGGTGGAAATCTCGGCTGGACATGGGGCCTCCTTTCGGGGGACGGACCGGCTCGGGAAGGGCCGATTAGGTATGTCGTTACGTGTAGGTCTGGTGAGGCACGGATTGTCGTGACGGACCGGGCGGGGTGGGCTAGGCCAGGTACGTCGTGATGGTTAGGTCAGGACGGGACTGGAGTAGAGAGTCGCAACGGCTCGGATAGGGGTGACCAGGCGAGGTAGGTCGTGACGGACCGGTCTGGGCCGGTAAGAAGTGGTATGTCATGACGGTCTGGCTCGAAGTGATGTGGCAGGTCGTGACGGGACGGCATGGCGGGAGACGAGTAGGCAGGGGTCGTCGTGACGGCTTGGGCCGGTTGGCCCGGGCGTGAATCGGCACGTCGTGATGGATCGGGCTGGATGGGCCAGGAACGTCGAAACGGTAGGGCTAGGCCAGGTACGTCGCACGGGGCGGCGTGGATTGGACAGTCGTGACGGTTCGGTTGGGTTCGCAAGAGACGTGGCGCGGACCGTCGTGACGGAGTGGCAAGGGCGGGCCGAAGAGTGGCGAGGACCGTCGTTACGGGGCGGCGAGAGGCGGAGTGGAGGTGGCGAGGTCAGTCGTTGCGGAGCGGATGGGCTCGGCCAGGATGGTCGTGACGGCAAGGATTGGGCGGCACTGACTCGGGCTGGTGCGGACTGTCGTGACGGTGTCGAGGTCAGTCGTGATGCGGTCTGTCGGCAAGGGGCGGCTCGGGCCGGACCGGAATGTCGTTACGGGGTGGACTGGGTTGTCGGACGGGACGGCACGGATCGGTTAGGTATGTCGTTGACGGCTCGGATTGTTCGGGGTCGGAGCGGATCGTCATGGCGGCGAGGTCTGACTGGTTTGGGGTGCGGATCGTCGGGGCAGGAGTGGTACGACGTGGCCGGTCGTTGACGGTTTGGCCTGATCAGGGCTGCCTGTGACGAGGTGTGTCGTGACGGTGCGGCGGGACGAGGTTAGGGGTAGCGAGGAGTGTCGTGACGGCGCGCTGAGAACTGACGTGGAGAGTCGTGTCGGGGCGGCGAGCGGTGGAGTGAAGAGTCGGTTCGGCCTGGCGCGCTTAGGTACGGAGTGTCCGCGTGATATGGAGTCGGCTTGGTATGGCAGGGGCTGGAGAGTCAGGAAGCCAGACCAGTTGGTTGCTCGGATGTTGTGAGTACATGCGCCACAGTGTCACGGCGTGCTTGCCCAACGCCCAACGTTTGGCGTAGGGCGGGGCCTCAACGATCCGGCCGTGCCTGACCACGAGCCCGACCGTTGCTGCTGGGGTGGACAGGTAGATCAAACCGTCGTCGAAGAATCGGTCGGGCTTGGCGTAAGACATCGCTGTCTCCATGGCATGGACAGTCGCATGGATCAGGCGAGATGTGGCCGCACGCTAGGCACAGCCACGTCTCTCCGTTCCAGTGGTGGGGTGGTGGTACTAGGCGATGGGCCACTGTCGGCTCGTCCGCCGGTATCGGTCGGCGGCCCGTCGCAAGGGACTGACAGGCGACGTGATGAGCGCTTCCTCAGCGAGCCTGTCTATATCTTGTTCGGTGATCACCTTGCCGGACTCGGTGCGTAGCACGTCATCGTGCGGTTCACCGTGCTCGTCATAGGTGCGCACGCGCTGTTCGTCTTCGTCAGGTGGCCACAGTTGACTCATGCGCTTCTCCTTCGTAGATAGGCGGTTCGGGCGCCGCAGGTCAGAGCCCACGACGCCGTCGCCACGCTGTGGTACCAGCCGGACCATCCCGGCCAGGGCGTCACCACAGCTGCACGATCTTGATATGCGGAATGACGTCGTGCACGTCCGGACGCTTGCCCTGCCTGTCGCGCTCGATCCATTCCCGCAGCTGACGCTCGGCCTGCCATCTGGTAGGCGTCGTCGTCACCGAGACACGTTTGCCGGTGCGTTCGTCTATGAACCCCCAGCACTCCTGTAGTTGCATCCAGGTCATGGTCCTGCGCTGAGCATCATTCGTATCTGGAAGGCGCTTGGCTGCTCGCCCAGCACCCAGTGCAGCGCTTCCTCGACTCCGTGCCAATAGTCAGCGTTCTCGGTCTTCTGAGACTCGCCCTCTGCGACCGTGGCCATACCGACGATCTCGTCCCGGGTCCGCATGGTCACCAGCTCGTAGTAGTCCGAGCCGGTTGCCTTGCCGTACTCGATCAGACGCGCACGGCCCTCCTCGACCATCATGTCCACGAGCTTTTGCGTGGTGCTGTGGGTGATGACGCCGATCCGGTCCACGATGTCTGCCACCGTGGTGGGCCCGGCAGACAGCATCGCCACTATCTGCAGCCGGTACTTGTCCGACAGGTATTCCAGCGTGGTTTTCTCCCCATTCATTGCGGCGGGTCCATCCGCTTCAACTCGTACTCGAAGGTCCCGGCGCCGGTAGAGCGATCGGTGCCCAGGCCGTTCTCCTTGGCGTGGTCGAGGATGATCCGCAGCATGTCCTCGGTGATCACCCCGTCGTCGAGCACCTTGAGCTGGCACACCAGGGTGACGTCCCTGACCTGATCCACCCGCTTGAGCGCGGTGCGCGGTCCCTGCATCGTCATCACGTGGATGGGCCGCTCGGGTGACGACTCCGGTTCGGTGACCTGCTTGCCGTCCTCGTCGAGGATCGCGATGAGTGGCGGGTTGACGAACACCCGCTCGGCCAGCTTGTTCTTCAACGGGATCGCGCCGCCCTTGGTGTTCTTGGGCATGTCGGGCAGCACCCGCACGATGTTGGCGGATTCCTTGAGCATCGCCTTGATGTTGCGGTTCTCCAGCGCCAGCGTGGTGCCGTTGGGCATGGTGACGAAGCCGGTCCAGATGCCCTGCACGACCTCTTCGGGGTCCATCATCTGGCTGCCGAGCAGGTCCATGGTCTTCTCGGTCGCTTGCTCGACCGTGGGCACCGGCTGGCCGGTCCGCTCGGCGACACGCTCCGGGTTTGGAGGCATGTGTGCCTCCTGCCAGCGCTTGATGATCGTCGGGTGCTTGGGGATGCCTCCCACCAGGCGGTCAACGTGCAGTTTGAGTTCGTAGATGATCCACAAAGTGATCACCCTTTCTGGTCATGGGCCGTTGGTTTTGGTGGCCCGTGGTCCCTACCCGGCAGGGTAGGGAAGTTGGTGCGGCATGGGTGGGCCCGAAACGTCCGGGCGGGGGTGGTGCGGATGGGTAGTGACGTGGTGTGTCAATGTCGGGACGGTATGGAGCGGATGGTCGTGACGGCCAGGTCGGGTCGGATAAGGGTCGGTACGGATAGTCGTGACGGCCAGGTGCGGGCGTGGTGTGACAATGCGGGACGGCCAGGAAGGGCATGTCTGGGCTCGGCATGTCGTGATGGCTCGGCAGGGTCAGGGACGGATAGTCGGATGGACGGGCGCGGTGCGGCGGGGTTGAGATCGGTTCGTCGTGACGGTTCGGGCTGGTACGGCATGTCGTGACGGCTCGGACTGGCAGGTTGTGGAGCGGATAGTCGTGACGGCATGGCGCGGGCCGAGACTGGCCAGGATCGTCGAACGGGGAGGACAGATGTGCAGTGGACTGTCATTCGGAACGGGTCGGCTCGGTCTGTCGTGACGGTTCGGTTTGGAGAGGTTTGTCGCGCGACGGTTTGGGCTGGGATGGACAGTCTCGACGGTCTGGGGTGACGCGACCAGGTGCGGAGAGTCAATGACGGTGAGGTCTGAACTGATGAGGTCTGTCGTACGGGGAGGGGTGACTGGGGCGAGATGTGGCCTGTCGGACGGTCCGGGCCGGATCGGTCTGTCGTGACGGGACGGCACGTCTTGGCTTGGTCTGTCGGACGGTACGGGACGGCCTGGAGGGACGCGGTCTGTCGGAGTGGCAAGGAGTGTTGCGACGCGGTCTGTCATATGGCGCGGGCCGGATGGGAGTGATGCGTCGCGAGGGACGGATGGGCTGGGCGAGGGTTGGAGGGTCATGGGCTGGTGAGTCCTGACGGCATGGCAAGGGCGCGCCGTGACGTGGTCGTGGCTTGTCGGACTGGGACTGGTGTGGATAGTCATTCGGCCAGGTGTGGCGGGTTGTGGGCCGGACAGCGCCGGAGCGGAGTGTCGTGCTGGGTCGGCTCGGTATGGCACGGCTAGAACCGTCGTGACGGCAAGGCAGGGCGTGTGCTGGACGGGCTGGTCGTGACGTGGCGGCGAGACGTGTACTGGCCTGTCGTGACGGGTGGGCGTGTAGTGGAATGTCGCGAGGTAAGGCTCGGCGTGCCTTAGCGAGACCTGGTGTGTCGTGACGGCGTGGGAGGGACTGGCTCAGTGAGGTGTGTCATGACGGACCGGTGCGGACTGTATGGAGTAGGGACGGGATCGTCGCACGGTGAGGTGTGGGCCGGAGGGGAGCGGACAGTCGTGACGGCTCGGTCTGATGCGGCTCGGTTGGGATCGTCGGGAGCGGAATGGGATGGCCAGGATTGTCCTGACGGATAGGGGTGATAAGGCGGGGTACGTCCGGATCGGATCGGTCGGATTCGGTGCGGCACGTCATTGTGGGCTGGCTCGGGCCGGAGGGGTCCGTCGTTGACGGAACGGCCAGGGGCGAGGCGGGTAGGGACGTCGTGACGGCATGGGAGGGTATGGAGTGTCGTTACGGATCGGGAGGGCCAGGAACGGAGAGTCATGACGGTGCGGCCAGGCGCGGGTGGGTGAGACGAGGACCGGCCTGTCGGAACGGCCTGGAGTGAAGAGGTTCGTCGAACGATGGGGCGTGGAGTGGCCCGTCTTGACGGGATGGGACGGTGTGGCTAAGTCTGTCGCGTGGACAGGAGAGTCCTGGTCTGTCGTCACGGGCGTGGTGAGACCTGGTCTGTCCTGACGTGATGGCGCGGCATGACACGTAGTGGCTTGTCGGAACGGTGTGGCCAGGTTCGACGGGCCGCGTCGTGGTGTGTCGTGACGGACCGGCTTGGGATGGCAAGGGTTGTCGTGACGGGAAGATGAGGTCTGGTCCGGTCCGTCGTGACGGACAGGGCAGGGCCGGGCTGGCTTGGTGAGTCATGCAGCCTGGGGACGGGACGAGTTCGGTGAGACCGTTACCTTGCGCTTCCGTTGATACCGCACTGCCTTTGGCGTGAAGAGCCCTTTGATCCAGCTGCGCACTGTCTGGATGATGCGACCTACGGCTCGAACAATCGCCTTGACCATTAGAGTGTTTCTCCTTCTCCCCCCGATGTCGGATTAGTTAGGTTCTTCTACTTCGAGTCGCAGGGTGACCCCGGACGCAAAAAGACCCCGGACCACATTGGTTGCTTGGTCAGGGGTCAGCGTGACGGTGATCTCTTCGGCAGTTGGTGCCCACATGATCTGGTACAGGGTGACGCCAGCCACGAAACTGCGGTGTAGCAGATCGAGAACTTCGTTGCGCAGCAGGTCATTCGCCGTCTTCTCGTCGTCTTCCGGTACCTCCAGGTTCTCCAGAGCTGTGTCGAGCATGTTGCCCAGCGCATCGGTGAGCTGAGCGCGTTCGTCTTCGTCGAGGCCGATCTCCAGGAAGTTGGCAGTAGCACGAGCCAGCAGCTGCTCGTACGGATCGGTTTCTTCGTCCGGCACTTGGTCTCCTTAGGTGTGTAGGGCACGTGCCGCGCAGGTCGAGAGGGACCGGTCCAGTGGCACGGGTTCACGTCTCCCGCTCCCCCGGTGGTGTCTCGCCTTGGCCGAGAGGAGAACTACTAATCGGCACCACGCGACACGCGCCGTCTAAACGACACCAGCCCGTCCCTGGATGGGACGGGCTGAGGTCAGCTGCGCCGGGAAGCTTTGTGAGGTGGTGCCTTTTTTATCGGACGGTGCGGCTGCACTTCATCGCGTAGTCCGGAGCCTGGATCGTTGGACCAGTTTGAGTCGAACACGTCTTGGACGTAGTACGCGACGAGCCGTTGGACTTCCCAGGGCGGAGCGTTGTCTTGCAAGAGTAATTCTGCATACTCGTGGTTGAAACGCTCTGCGTGAGTAGTCCCCCAGGAGCGGTCGTAGTCCCTGAGCATCTTCGAGATCGCTTCAAAGAGGGATTCGTTCCATGGTGATCGCATGCTGGCGCGTCGTGCGTCATACACCGCCTCTCTGTCCCACTCGGGGTCTGACCGCCGGATGACCGGTCGGATGATCTCCCTTGTGTACCAGGTGATGTCGCCGTGCGCTCCAGGCAAACCGTTGTCTATCATCGGCAGGACGTTCACGTACTTATCAGCGATTCTGATGAAGTGACTATCTGTCCAGTCCGACTCATGGTTTCTGCGCATGTAGCCGAATATCTCGTCGCGAAACTTGTTGATCAGGTGCGCTCGACTGCCCCGGAAGACCGGTGTCTGACGGTCGCCAGGTACTGACGGCTCCAGCCAGTGGTCGAAGACTGGGTCCCACAGCTCCAGTGCTGTGCAGACTGCTTCGATCAGTGCTTCGCGCATTCCCGGCCGAGAGAAGTCCACCTCGACGATGGGCTTGTCCTCGGACGCTGTTCGTACCCTCGGAAACGCAAACCCATGTGGTCTGTGTAGCTCGGGCACATAACTGCTGCTTCGTGGCATGAGTTCTCCTCCTCACATTACGAAGGCCGCACACCTTGTGCGGCAACTCAATTATACCAGAAAGCAGAGTGGAAGCCCCGGAGTTGCAGTGTCACAAAGCTCCCACTCCGCCGCTGATTACGTGCTGGAGTTGGTGGTTCCGAGCACGTACTGCTTGCTTCCGTCGTCAGGGTCGAGGATCGCGACTTCGCCAGTGGTCACCGCTGCCTTGACGATCTTCCCTAGGACGACGCTGGCCTCGTCCGGCGCCACCGTGTCCTTGGCCTCGTTCATGGTGACCAGCTGCGGGCGCAGGCCCTCGGCGGCGCGCACGAAGTCGTGGGTGGTGAATACCGCTGGCTTGCCCTCCACCCGGGCAACCGCGTAACGCACGGCCCGGTCGATGGCCTCCTTGACGAACGCGGGCAGGAAGCCCTTCATCGAGGCGGCAACCGCCTGGAAGTCCATCTCCGGGTCGAGCATGCCGTCTGGCGCCGCTGCCTTGACCAGCCGGATGAAGCTCTCCTCGTCCAGCGCGTCCAGCATGATCAGCGCGTCGAGACGGCCCGGCCGCAGCATCCCCTTGTGAATCCTGTCCACCTTGTTGGTGGTGAGCACCATGGCCAGCTGGGTGCCCTTGGCGGAGATGCCGTCGAACATGTCGAGCAGCTTGCTGATCGTCTCTGGATCACCGGAACGGGACAGGTTGTCGATGTCCTCGTAGAACACCACCGCCGGTTCGTACAGCCTGGCTGTCTGCAACGTCCGGGCCAGGTCGTCGTCCGGTCGGCACTGCACGAAGGTCCAGCCGTTCTCGATGGCGATCTGCGCGGTGACCATGGCGGTCAGGCTCTTGCCGGTGCCGTACGGGCCACCCAGCAGCACCGAGCGCTTGAGCGGCAGCCCCAGCTGCTTGATCACCTTGGTGTGCCGCAGCATCGACCAGATGTTGGCGTCGAGCTGGTCACCGATCTCCTCGGTGTAGATCACCTTGTTGCGGTCCACCGAGTAGGGGTCCAGGAAGCCTGGTTCCTCGGCGCCGTTGAACGCCTGGCCCTTGTAGATCGAGTGCTCCTTCAACTCCTGCTCGACGATCGTGAACAGGCCCTCCACCTGGTTGGCGTATTTCTTCGGGCACACCACGATCATCTGGAACAGCGTCCCGAAGTCCCGCCTCTCGACACCGCTCAACGTGATGGTGGCCGACAGCGGAGCGAACTGAATCTGGCCCCAGGGAATCTGCATGGTCTGGTGGGGCCCGACCTCGATGGTGCGCATCTCCGGCGGGTTCTTTCCGAAGAAGCTGTAGGTGGCCTGGCCGACGCCTGCGGTGCCCCAGACGCGCATCAGCGCCGCCTGGAAGCATGCGGCACCGTCCCACGGGCGGTACTTGAACACCCGGGTGAACGCCGTCTCGGTCTCCAGGGCGTCGGCGTAGTCCACCAGGAACGTGATGTCGTCGCGCAGCGAGGTGCTCTGGGGCAGAACGTACTTGGTCCCCTCCTTCTGGATGCGGTCCTGCCCGGAGCGCACTCCGGCGAGCTTGCCCAGCTCGGCCAGAATCTGCTCCTCGATGACTTCCTGTTCGGTCTTGTCAACTGCTGTGGTAGGCAAAACAGTTCTCCTTACGGTGGTGGGGGATCAGTCGCGTTGGTCTTCGGCGAGGTGGCGGCAGCCGCTGCAGCGGTTGGTGCCGTCGTGTGCGTGAACTTCGTAGTCCAGCTCGGCGGCGGTGGTGATGGTGGCCTGTGCCGAGTTGTCCTTGGGCAGCACCACGGTGCGCAGGTATCGCTCGACCTGGCCGTAGATGTCGTGCAGCTTGGTGCCGGTGATGGTGCGCGGGGACTGAATCTCGAACGTCAGTCGGTAATTAGCCATAGTTCTCCTCCTCTCGCGGTTTGGTGGGGATGGATCGGTCGGGACTGGTTCGTCATTCGTTGGCTGGTGTGAAGACTGGTTCTCCTTCCCCATGTCGTAGGTGTGCGGCGGCATGCAGCTTCGCCCCGGACCCATCGACGACTCGTTTGCCGGTGGGCCCGCAGATCGAACAGATCATGAGCTTGCGCTGCTTTCTGCCGTTGTCTTTCTTGGGTGGCGCCGCTGCGCCTGCTCCAGTCTTGCGCTGCCGATGCGACCGGGAAATCTCAGCGGGGTGGCCGAACTTGATCACCTCGCTGATGTGTGGGTCGCTGTGTTCCTCCGGGCATCCGTCGATCACTAGGATGCGGCCATCGTGAATGATCCGGGCCACTTCCTCGGTGCCTGGCCTGCGTATGTTCTTTGCCAGGCACTGATCGCACCAGATTTGCTTGATCAATTCGGTGGCCATGGCACTACTCCAACTCGTCCGATGCCTCTACGAAGCCAGCGCGCTGCACGGACTCCAGCCGGACCAAGCCGAGCAGTTCTCCGGTGATGCGTCCTAACCCTTCCAACAGGTAGAGCGGGTTCCCGTTGTCGTCACGGGGGTAGAGCATGCTTCTGCGGATGACGGCACCGTTGACGTTCCACTCCTGCCATTTCCACACCAGGCACCCGCGTGTGCACTCGTATTCGACGTGCCAGCTCGGTGCGTTGAGCGACTTGCTCTTGGGATTCAGGAACGTCGCGTGGCGCTGCCGCCAGGCGTGGCCCAACGTGCGACACTCCAGGACCGGATCAGCCCAACCTTGCGCTGCGACTTGGACGTCGCGTGCGGTCGGCGTCTTGGGTGTCCCCGGAGCACTAGCGGTTTGTTTCGTTGGCTTCCTTGCTGTTGCCATTGCTGTCCTCCTCTCTTTAGTGGGTGGCCCAGTGGGTGATAGCGAACGTCCAGCAGCCCACGGAGAGGACCCACATCGTTCGCCAGCGGATGTCTCGCCTGGTAGCGCGCGGCAGGCTGATCCACCAGGGATAGAGCCAACGTTGCCCGGCGAAGATCAATGGGAAAGCAAGAAGCCAGATCACGGTGCCGTAGACGACGACGAACGGCGCCAGCAGGCCCAGGATCAGGATGATCAAAAATGTAAGAAACGGCATGTCAGTTCTCCTCAGGTGGGGCCGGGTGGTGAACCCGGTGCTACGCCGCGCGTTCCCGTAGCGCGGTGGCTCGTGGTGGACGTGGTAGTTCGATACCCGGCCGGAGCCGGGACACGTTCGCTATTGCTAGATAGCCCTCCTCGTCGTCTTCTAGCGCCAGCTTCTGTGCGATGAAGGAGTCGGCAGTGGGTTCGGTGCCGTACAGGTGGGCGCACAGTACTGCGGCCTCTACGTCGCCCTGATCGCCGACCATGAGCCGCACGTTGCCGGACTTGGAGCCGTTGGTCAGAATCCGATAGCGCCGTCCCGAGTCGGCCACCACGTCGAAGAACTTGCGCTGCTGGTGGTCGCGGAGCTGGTCTTCCGACAGCAGCTCTGCCAGTAACGCCAATGCGGTGGCCTGCGCACGCCCACGCTGTTGCTGTTGCTGCTGCTGGCGTGCTTGGTACTCCTGGTGCCGACGCCGCTGCTCCTCATTGCTGGGGGGCCGCATCTGTATCGGTACCTGCACCCACTGCTGGTTCCACTCCAGCCAAGTGGTGCTGGCAGTGGTGTTGGTGGCCACGTGCCACCACTCTTGGTTCCAGACCGGCCATGTCACCGAGCCAGTGGTGACGGTGACAAGGATGGGCTCAGTAACAGTATTGGAGCTGGTAGTCCACTCCGGCCAGCGATAGGTCGGCACCTTAGCCGCCTGCTTGTGGTTTAACCAGGATGATCCTTTCGGCATCCGGATCGAACTCGCGAATCTGGGTACCACGTCTGCCCTTCTCCCCCTCGGCCCGGTAGGCAAGCATTCCTTCCCTCTTGGCCTTGTCGAAGGCTGCCTTGGCAGTAGCTACCGAGGCCGGGTCATTGGCATCCCAGATGATCTTGGTGTCGCCCTCCTCGTTGAGCGGGTGCATCTGTCCGGTGAACTTCCGCTCGGCAACATCGGTCATGGTTTCCTCCTTAGTCGATGTCGATTCCGTCCAGCCACATGCCGAGTTCGCCGAGCGTCTTTGCCAGGTTGCTGGAGGCCATGGTCTGCTCGGCTTCCTCTCGTTCCTCCTTGTCTTCGCTTTCGAGGTACGCCTCTAGGTTGATCTTGAAATCGTCCACGTCGTCGTTTGCTTCGGTCAGCATGGCCATCAGCTTCTCCAGTGCCGCGACCAGGTCAGGCCCGACCTTGCCGCGCCTGGTCGGGTCATTGGCGAAGTTGGTGACGCGCTCATGCATCGGTGTCGTGGTGATCGCCATTGGCGAACTCCTGTTCTCTGAGCCACCACACGAACTGTGAATCGGCGCATTCGCCCCGGCACGGGCACTCGATGAACGACCAGAGCCGGTGCCACCAGTTGCCTGGGTCCTTGTGGTGTGTGTGGTCACCCTGGATGCACGCGGCGCACGGGACGATCACCTTAGGCATGCGCCTGGCTTAGGTCGGGATGCTGTTTGGCGACGTGCCGCTCCACATTGGCGAAGTGCCGGTGGCAGTGCTGGCATACCCCGGCGTCGGCGCGCTTCCGGGCCCTGGTGAGCTGGCCCTTGGTGGCGGCGTGTGCCGCGATCTCGATCCGAATGTCTTCCCTGGCACTGGCCAACTGGCGAGTCACCTCGTCGCGCTGGCGCTTGTACTTCTGTGCGTCGGTCTCGCCGACGTAGTGCTGCGGGTGACCGTTCGGGCAGTAGAACTGCCGCTCACGATCATCGAGCAGCTGCCCTTTCAGCTCGGACGGGAAGGCGAAGAGGATGCCGCAGTTGCAGCACTCCTCGCTGACCAGGGTCTGGCTGAACGTGATGGTCTGGTTACGAGGCATCAGCCGTCTCCTTCGGGTGGGGAAGGTAGTCGGACAGTACGGCGTGGTACCGACGGTCCAGCTCTGCAACCGCTTCGTCGCCCTCCTCCCGCGCCACTTTCTCCAGGATCGGCATCCCGGAGTTGATCGAGCGGATCACCTCTTCTGCGGTGGCCGGGCGTCCCTCGCAGAACCATTCGGCCCGGCGCGGTTCGCCGATGTCGAACAGCAGGCCGGTCCCGTGCTGGAAGGCCATCGCGGTGCCACGCTTGCTGGTCCACACCAGGGTGACACCGGGGTTGCGCTCCAGCATGATGCCCGGCGGCTTGATGCTGTTCTCCGGCTTGTGCCCTTCCCGGCGCACCATGTTCGGCACGGTGAGGAACGGGCACACCTGCGCCGAGTACTTGGCGCACATGTAGTGGCTCGGCGGCTCGGCGCTGGTGCGGTTGACCGCGCACATCGGGCCGATCACGAACGCCGGTAGCTCCAGCATCGCCATCGGCTCACCGCATACCCAGCACAGCTGTAGCTGTACCGCCGCCATGATCTTGCGTGCGTCCATGATCCGGAAGTCCGGCTCGCCATCGACGTCGGCGTCCCGGTCCACGAACCACGGGATCGGGTAGCCAGCCTTGTTCCGGGGCAGCTCGGCGATGCTGGGCGGCATCGGCACTTGATCGACGCGGGCTGCGCCGCGTGGTTGAGTCATGTCTGCGTGACCACCTCTCTCAGCCTTTCGTGGACGATCTCCACCTGGCGCATCGCGCTGCGGTTCAGCTGGACGTAGGTGTCCGCCGATACGATGCCTGCCTGGTAGCCATCGTCGAGCAGTTTCGCGGTCTTGGTGGCGCTCTCCAGGCGGTCGGCCCACCATGAGATGTCCACCAACGGTGTGTCGGGTTTGCCGTTGCGCATCAGCGCATCACCATTCCCCAGCCCTTACCTCGTGGCCAGCCCTTGCCTTCGTTCACTGTCATCTCCTCTCGGATTTTGTTGGTCCGGATGCGTTCCTGTGCGGCATGCAGGCGCTTGAGTGCCTGGTCGAGCGCTGCGACATCGGCGGCGTAGATTGCCTCACCTCCGGCGCCGTAGTGAAGAGCATCGCGTTTGGAGCCGTACAGCTGGACGTATCCGCTGACGTTGCCGCCGTGTTCCTCGATCCATCTGCGGTGCTCGCTGACCCAGTACTGGGCCATGGCCAGCTCTCGCTCTGCTACGAGTGACCTCATACGTCCTCACCTTCTTTTGGCCACCTGGACAGCCCAGTCATTTCGGGCTTTGTAGGTTTCCATCAGGGTGCGAAGGTATTCCATGCTCAGCCTGGCCGGGTCCCAGCCGACCGCCTGCGCCGCGTCGAACAGTGTCTTGTCGATCGGCCACGCCACCGACTTGTGCGTGGAGCCGATCTCGCCATCCGGCTCGACGAGGCTGTAGTGCATGCCGAACAGGTAGCCACGGCGGTGCGCATCGACCACACCACGCATGGTCTGCTCCAGCTCGGCGATGGATTCCGGGTCTTGGTCCGGGTCGTCGCCCATCGTTCGCATGGCACCGCGCTCGCCCCTGCGGACCTCGTCTTCGGTCCAGCAGTGACCGAAAATCACCAGCTGGGAGTGCACATCGAAGTTGACGAAGTAGCTGCCCCAGTCCAGCGCTGCCTGCTCCGGGCTGATCGCCTGGTTGGCCTGCTGTTCTGCATCGGCCATGTAGGCGAACGCCTCGTCCATGCTGCCGAACTCACGGGTCATTTTCTCAGTAGCTCCTCCCAGGCAGCGTCCGTTTCCACGTCGGTGTTCACGACAGCGTCCACCAACGCCAGGATGGCGTGTGTCACGGCGACGATGGCCATCGTGCTGCCGTGTGTGGTTGAGGTGACGAGGGCTTGGTTCATCAGGTCTTCGGCCTTGCGGTAGTGCTGCGGCCCGTTCATTCGACCTCCCACGGCTCTACTACGCGCGTTATCACTCCATCGGAAACGGCGCGCTTGTACTCCCATGTGCGCTTGCAGCGCTTGCAGGTGATCTCACCGGGGGGCAGACGCTGGTAGTGCCCACTCACGAGCAGCTGGCCGCAGGCGGTGCGACGTCCGGACTCGGAGCTACCAAGGTGTCGCAGGCCGCTGGCCTTGACCGCCAGCACCTTCCAATCCTTGTGCGGGATGACCTCGGTCATGCTGCTGCCGCCTTCCTCTTCTCTGCGCGTTCGTCCAGCATGTTCAGTCGCTCGCTGGCCAACTTGAGCCCGTGGATCACCTCGTCCACGTTGACGCAATGGGAGTCATTCCAGCAGCTGACAGCGATACACCAGGGCACCTCTTTCTTGATCACCCACATCAGCGCGCGCATGCCACGGTCGTAGAGGCGCCTGCGTTCTATGGCGCGGTCGATGTACTCGGCGGCAGAGATTGCCCTTGTCTTTCTGCGGGTCATCTCCTCCGAGGCCAACGTGAGTGCGTGGCTGGCACAGATGCCGTGGTGATCACGCGGGACATGCTGTGTCCAGCCGAGTTTGCGCAGATACCGGATGGCGATGTCAGCAACGTTTTCGTCCATACGTCCTCCTGGCCTGGTCTGGTATGGGGTGGGGTGGAGTGTCAGTCGATGTCGTGTATTTTCTTGATGTTCTCTCGCTGTGGTCCGTGCAACTTGGCGATGGTCTGATCACATTCGGCACACGACAGTGTGACCACGTTGTGCGCCTGGTTGTAGATCACCCAGAGCGGCGTAGCGCTCTGCTCGTCGGGCTCCTTGCCCTCCAGCTTGATGATGCCGGTAATCTCCACGACGTCGCGTGCGCACACCGCACATCTGACCTGTACGCGGGTGTGGTCCTTGTTGATGAGCACGAACATCGGCGCTTCGGGATGGCACTTCGAGTGAAACACCATGATGTCGTGCGAAGTGCCACAGATTGCGCAGACGAACTCTTTGGTGCCGTTGGTCGTGTGCTTGGTGGGCATATGTTCTCCTCAGTGCTGTAGTGCCGGGACGTTGGTGCAGAGCGGGAAGTGCGGATCGAACGCCATCGCCATCGCGGTGCGGTTCGCGTCGCCGTGGTAGGCGGTCATGAACCAGATGCCGCCGATGCACTTGACGGCGAAGTTGGAGAAGCCGTCCGGCATCTCGACGATCTTCGCGGTGGTCCGGTCGTGGGTCGGGTACTTCGGGCTGTCCTTGTACGGCTCCTGGGACTTCGAGCTGCAGCCTGACAGCACCACTACTGCGGCCAGTAACAGAGCGACTACCCACTTCATGTTCTCCTCCTAAACGACAAAAGGCACCGCTATTGCGGTGCCTCAGGTGGCTGGCTCTGGCTCTGGTGAGACCGCGAGGTCATCAGGGTCTTTGTCGCCGCCCTCTTTCAACTCCTCTACTTCGTGCTCCAGCTCGACGACCATCGTGCGCAGCGCCGTCTGGTACTCGGTCTGGGCCTGGATGAAGCGCCGCAGGGTGGCCTCGACCTCTTCCAGCCTGCGGTCCACGACCACCGAGTGTCTGGTCAGATTCTCTATCTCGGCGCTCAGCTCGTCGAGCCGGGTGAGCTGTTGTTCGTCTGGCATGTTCTCCTCCTGAAAATAGGAAACGGCCCCCTCCCCTGACGGAGGGCTAGCCGTTTGGTACTGGTCTCAGTCTACTCCACTGTGACCGTTTAAGCGATAGTTACTTCGGGTTCCAGATGATCGCGAACACGACACTGCCGACGAACAGCACGATGCAGATCGAGAGCGCCCATTCCCAGTTTCTGCCGGTGTCCAGCCAGTCGTTTACCCGGTCGCGTAGCCACGTCCACACGTTCAGCGCCTCCTTCCCAGCCAGATCATGAAGGCGAAGGCGACGACCACGGTGATGACGCCTGAGCTGTAGCCCGCGATGAAGCCGTCCCAATAGTCCATCAGGGGTTCTCCTCGTAGAGCAGCCCCTGCCTCCGCACGAGGGAGACAGGGGCTGCTAGATGCGGACCCAGTGCATGGGTCAGTTACCAGCCCTGTGAGAAGCCCCAACCCTTGCCTTCCATGAGCTGCCTCCTTTCCTGATTGAAGGGCGCCCCGCTGGCAGCGGCCTCGGGGGGAAGCCGTCTGACGACCAGCGGGGCGCCGTGTTCGGAACGGCTGGTCCAGCCGTCCAGTTTCTCCTAGCTGTTGGTGAGCGTGAAGTGCTCCACGCCGCACGCCGAGCTAGCAGGGTTGTTGTTGGCGTCGCCCGAGTAGCTCGACGCCCAGTTGTACTGGCCCTGATCGGTTGCGGTGAACCCGCTCGGAGCACCAGCGTTGCTGGTCGAGTAGGTGCCGTTGCCGTTCACTGCCACCGTCTGGCTGTAGACCGGAGCGAGCGAGCAGGTCGCGTCGCCAGCGGCGTACAGGTTGAAGGTGACCGAGCCGGTCGGGAGGAACCCGCCCGACAGCGTGAAGGCGTCGTTCGGGATCAGCGACTGCGCGGTGGATGCGCCCGGGCTGGCCTTCTGCACGTCCAGAATCTCCGAGAGGCAGCTGGAGGTTGCCGGATCGTTGTTGGTGTCGCCCGAGTAGTGCGCCTGCCAGTAGTACGTGCCCGACTGGTTGAACGTCACCAGGTCGGAGTCAGGCACCACACCGTTGTTGACGGTCTTGGTACCGGCATCCGCGAACTGGTTCGAGCACGCGGCGTCGGTGAACACCGTGTAGGTGACGGTGCCACCGGCATCGTTGGTGGCGTTGTGCAGCGCCGCCGAGTCACTGGCCTGGTTGCCGACAACGATGACGACCTGGCTCAGTGTGGTGTCGATGCCCGGGGTGGCCCGGACCAGCAGCTGCTCGGTCGAGCAGTCCGAGCTGGCCCCGTTGTTCCTGGCGTCCCCGGAGTACACGGCCTGGAACGAGTACATGCCCGACGCGGCCGGAGTGAAGTCCGCCGAGTCTGGCACGTTGCCGTTGTTGACCGTCACCGTCGAGTTGAGCAGGTCTGGGCCGGAGCAGTTGTTCGCCCCTGCGTAGGCCGCGTAGTGCACCGTGCCGCCCGCGTCAGCGGTGGCCCCGGTCAGGTTCGCCGAGTCGTGCACCGTGCCGCCGAGGCTGATGGCCTGCTGCGACAGCTGCGTGGTGATAGCCGGGTTGGTCTTCACCACGAGGTGCTCGGAGGTGCAGTCCGAGGTTGCCGGGTTGTTGTTCTGGTCCCCGGAGTAGCTGGCCTGCCAGAAGTAGTCCCCGGCCGCCGCGAAGCTGATCGCGTCGGAGTCGGGAACCACGCCGCCTGACACCGTCTTGGTACCGGCGTCCTGCGGGTTCTGGGTGCAGGCGTTGTCGGAGTAGGCGACGTAGTGCACGGTGCCGCTTGCGCTGGCAGTCGCCCCGGAGAGGGTCGAGCTGTCATGCACCGGGTCACCGATGTTGACGGTGCCCGCCGACAGTTGCGTGGCGATCGTCGGGCTGAACTGCAGGTGGTTGGTGTAGGTGCAATCCACCTCGCCGCCAGCCACCATGGTGATGTTCGCCAGGCCGCCCGAGATCGAGTGGCTTGCGCCGCCCTGGTCGGTGCAGACGAGCGACTTGAGCGACCAGCCAGCGCTGACCTGCGCGGCGGTGAGGTTCTCCGCCACCGAGCTGGCGCCGTTCTGCACGCCCAGGTAGGTCTTGGTCTGGCCGTTCATCAGGCTGAACCCTGCGGTACCGATCTGGCCCGTGGTCGCGTAGCCGAAGTTGCTGTCGCCGTTCTCGGTGACCTTGGTGACCTTGATCGTGCCGCAGTTGTTGAGGTGCGCGTTGGCCGGAGCGATGAAGTCCTTCTCCTCCGCCGTGAACGACGCCGATGCGCGGCTGTGCGTCGAGAACGCTGCGAAGGCTTCGCAGGCTCCGGACGGCAGGCCGAGCGCCTGGGTCAGGTTGATCGACGCCTCGGCGAACGTGAACGCCACGTAGCCACCGTCGCCCGGCTCACCCTGGTTCGCAGGGATGTTGACCCGGTTGACGTCACCCTCGGAGTTGGCCGAGTTCAGTGCTGTCGGTGCACCCCAGGCCGAGCCGGTCCACTTGCGGATGGCCAGCGTGGGCTTCTGCGAGCCGCCCTGGAAGTCGTAGGTGACCAGCAGGTCGCCCACGGTCCGGTTCAGCGTGTGCGCTCCCGGGATCGTCAGGTCCTGTTGTGCGGCCTGGTTGATCTCGAAGTCGTAGTTGACCGTGCCGGAGGTGCTGGCACGAGTCGCACCGAGGTACAGATAGAAGTCGCCGCCGATCTGCTCCGAGCCGATCAGTTGACGGCGCAGGTCCGCCTTGTTGTTCGGAATCTGCCCTTGCACCACGGTGACGTTGGAGTTGTCCTCCTTGGTGCCGTTGCCGAACGAGTTGTCGGTCGAGCCTGTCGGCAGGTCGAGCGACGTCCCGAAGTGCGGCGGCGGCGTGAGCCAGTCCGTGTTCCCGGCGGTGTTGACGACCAGGTTGCCGTCACCGCCCTCGAAGTTGCTGGCCCCGATGTTGGCCCCAGCCGAGGTGGCCCCGATGAGCGCCCCGACTGCGAGAGCCACCATGGCCAGGACCGCACAGATCGCGGCCAGCCAGCGGTTGGGTTGGTGTTGCGTTCGATGCATGAGACTCCTCCTAGAGTCATGACATCGTCCGCACAGCTGCAAAAGAGCATGCTGCGCGGAACTACCGATTGGTTTGCCCGACGCCTCCATAGCAGGAGAGACGCCGGTTCCCCCGATTCCCCCTTTCCCCCCGTTGTCAGCGGTGGCAGCCTAGCGCTAGCCACCTGCTCTGTTAAGTGGGCATTAAGAAAACCCGGCCGGGTCTGGTCGGGTCTGGTGAGTCGTGACGGCTTGGCCGGGACCGATCTGATCTGTCGTGACGGCAAGGCGTTGGCTTGGCCCGGATCGTCGTGACGGCTTGGTTGGGCATGACCAGGTCCGTCGTTCGGGCATGAAGAAAGCCCCCGCCGGGCGGCGAGGGCTGGGTCTCAGGTGTGCCGTACCGGCACGGCCTGATTGGTGTCGAAGATGGTGTGAATCCAGTCGGTGATCAGTGGCCATTGCCAGATGATCACCAGTCCTGTGCCCAGGACCAGTGCGATGAGCAGCAGTCCTAATAGCTGTTCACGAGTCATTTCCATCAGTTCTCCTCTGGGCATGGGGCCCCTACCCCGTGAGTACGGGCCAATGACCTACACTATACCACAAGATCGCTTAATGACGAAGGCCCCGCCGAAGCGGGGCCGTGTCGTTGTCAGGAAACCTGGAAGGTCCGCTCGAAGGTAGCTTGCGAGCGAGCTTCGTGGTTGGCCAGAACCTTGCCCACGTAGCCGAACCAGGCCACCACCACGGCGTAGATGATCGACACAGCGATCAGTCCGATGCCGAGGCCGACGTACGGGTGGGTCGTGGTGTCCTGGATGTTGCCGAGGTAGTCGGTGGAAAGGCCGGTGCCCGTCTGGACAGCGATGCCGATACCGCCGATGACCCCGAAGACTCCGATGAACCACGCGAACACCACCAGTGCGGTGGACAGCTTGTTCAGTGTTCTGGACAATTCGGTCATGACGTTCTCCTCTTGTCGGTGGACCGGTATTTCCGGTCTCACTGGTATCCACTATACCACATAATGTGATTAATGGCAAAAGAGAGCCCCACCGCTCACGTGAAGCGGTGGGGCAGCTCTGTGGGGCTCTCGTCAGATGACGCCCTCGATCAGTCCGACCGGCGGCTTACCCTCTTCCCGCAGCTTGGCGTTGCGGATGTAGTCAGCCACGTTGTAGCCGAGGACGGCAACCCCGAACGGGCCGGAGACTGCGGTCGCGAGGACGGTGGTGCCTGCCCGGACCAGCATGGTCCGACGCTGCTCCGCGTCCTGCGGCAGTACCGATCCAACGGTGCGCCGCCACCATGGCTCGTAGTACTCGACCTCTTCCTCAGCAACCTGCTCGGTTGCGGGAGTTTGGGTGTGAGCACCGGCCTCTGGCGTGGTGTCAGTCATATTGAGTTCTCCTCACTATCGTGCCCGGGGCGGTGTACCCCGAACTGCGTCCAGTATAGCACACACAGTGCCACTATGCCTAACCAGAGGATAACAAGGCTAGGGCAAAGTGGGCAAAAAGAAAGAGCCCCGGTTGCCCGGGGCCCTACGTTCCAGCAATTTCAACGGCTGTAGACCGCCATGTTGAGCTGGACCCTGAGTTCCCGCACCACCTCTTTGAGTGCTGCGGTCTCTGCCGCGTCGTGTTGGACAGTTCGTTCGAGAAGGCTGACCCGTTTTCTCAGTGACGCTAGCGCGACACCTTGTTTACGACGCCTTTCCCGTTCGGCCTTGTTCCGGTCCTCCACGGCTGCCAGGATCGCAGCCTCAGCAGGCGTGAACTCTGGCACATTGTGTAGTTGATGGACGTTTGTCATTGATGCCTCCTTTACGAATAGGTCTGCACTGGACCTCTGGATTTCCACCCAGATTCCCGAGGATTCCTCGGTGCCAGTCCGCCCTTTGGGGCGGTGGCCTCTCAATGACAGGTACCACTATACCACACACTGCTACAGACTGCCACTAACTGATAACGGGCATAGCACTTCCGTGCTCTCCTCACCCGATTTGTCGGGCTGCAACTAACTCCGCATCCACGGTCCGGCTGTACGCCCGTCGGGCGCGGCGAGACCCAGCCGCAGTGCTGACTGGGCCCCCGGACATGGCCGGATACCCTCTGCGACGAGTGTTAGAGCCCGGTGTCGGCAGGCCCCCTGCACGGCGTCATGGCGTACTCCGCTCGGGCAGCGGGTCGCTCGGCCCTACTACCCGGCCAGTTTCCGGACTCGCTTCTGGAGTCGTTTCACGAACGCATCGCGGTACTCAGGATGCGCCTTGACATGCTTGCCGTTTGGATCGTGCATGTGGCAGACCGGTAGCCCTAGATACAGGCGGTCCGGTGGTATCCGGCACGGGTGCTTAGGCTTGCCACCCTCACAGATAATCAAAAAAGCCCCTCTCGCTAATGGCGGGAGGAGCTGGGCACTGTTAGGCTCGGACCCGCCGATGTGACGATCTGCAGCATAGGCCCGGGCCACCCGAGAGGGAAGTGTCCGGGCCGATTGCTATGGAGGACCATGCCGGACCGGCCGTACAGCGACGGGCCCGACCTCAAGGTGCGGGCGCACTTCCGGTTGATCAGTGAGGACTACGAACGGCGCTGGGGCCGCATCCCCACCCAGACCGGCTACTGCAGCGTGGCCGAGGACGGCCGAATGTGCTGGCTCTGCGGCAAGCAGATACGCCAGGGCGACCCGGTCATCCGAAGTGGTGGCTGGCACTGGCACTACGAGCCGGGCAAGGGCCGGATAGCAGGACGGAAGCTGAGACACGGTCGCTGCTCGGGCATTATCCGCATCCCGCTTCCGCCCCAGTCGGCTTCCCCCTTACCGGACGCGCTGAGGATAGCGGTAACCGGTGGCCGTGACTATACGAACTACCTCACAATTGCCACATGTTTAACCCAGGTAATGCCAGTGGCAGCGTTGGCTCAAGGCGGGGCGCGTGGTGCCGACCGGCTGGCTCGCAGGTGGGCCCGGGCCAACGGGATCAAGCCGGTGACCTTCGAGGCCGACTGGGACCGCTACGGCCACGGCGCCGGGCTGATCCGCAACGGCGTGATGCTGGACGAGTTCAAGCCGGAGCTGCTGGTGGCGTTCCCTGGCGGGACGGGCACGGCAGACTGTGTCGGTAAGGCACACGCGAGAGGGGTGCCGGTGTGGATGGCGACGGAGCAACCCTGTCCCGACTGGGCGATCGTCCCTTCCGGGTGATCGGCGGAGTGCCCTACCTGCTCATCGAGTTCGTCTCGACCGGCGAGGTCGTCGAGGTGACCATCGAGCACTCCGGGCTGGACATGGAAGACGGCGCAGAGGGTGTCGTCGCCGCGCTGACCAAGGTCATCGAAGCAGTGCAGCGCGATGCCGCCCTTAGCTGAGCTGGCCGCCAGCGTGCAGCTGCCGCAGAAGGTCTGGGAAGCACTGGACTTTCTCTATGACGAGCAGCAGCAACGCAACTGGATCAGCAGCTATCTCATGCAGTGCGCGCAGCGGCGCCGGAACATGATCTTGTTCACGCTCAAAGAGGCAGGCTACTGACCTGTCCTTTGTCGGAGCCGGGGTCCATGCTGGAAGGGCGCCGGGGAGACGTCGGTTCTACATCTGCTGATGCCTCCATTGGATTCTGCCTCACTGTTGTGGTTGTTGCGTTAACCCACATGTGAGAGTAGAAACTCCCTGTGCGCCTACCATCCCCTGAGGCTTTGTTGATCTCATCAGTGATCAACACCGGAGACCTGGGGACGGCCCTCGATCGGGGTGTGGCACCAGAGCACTTCCCCGGTTACCACGTGGAGTGGGAGTGGCTGTCCCGCTATCTGCGGATGTACCGGGAGATGCCCAGTGCCGACGTGTTGGCCTCGGCGTTCCCGGACTTCCCGTACCGAAGACAGGCCACCGAGGTGGCCTACTACGCGGACCAGGTGGTCGAGCGTGCCAATCAGCGCACCGTCAAGGCGGCGGTGCTCTCCGCGACCGAGGCATTGACCAGTGGCAGCGTGGCCGAGGCGCTGGGCACGATGGTCGGCGTGCGCCTGGTCGCCCCGGCGGCACGTGGCACCGACGCGATACGCAGCAGCATGGTGGCCGACCAGCTCGATGCCGAGTACGACATCGGCGTGCCGTTCCCCTGGCTGACGCTGCACAACAACACCGGAGGCATGCGCCCCGGTGATTTTGTTGTCTTCGGGGGGCGGACCGGCGTGGGCAAGAGCTGGACGCTGGTGCACACCGCCGTCAATGCCGCCCTGCAGGGGCTGTGCGTGCGCTACCTGTCCCTGGAGATGCCGTCCGAGCAGTTGGTAGCCCGCGTGCATTCCACCGCTGCACGGGCTCTTGGGATGGTGCTACGGCACACCGAGCTGCACCGCCGTACCACCGACCGCATCGTCTACAAACAGATCATGGCGAAGCTGGCGGACCAGGTGCCCGGGCGCATCGACGTGGTGGACTCCTCGGACGGGCGCATCACCCCGTCCACCGTCGGCGCGCGCCGGGGCGAGGACCTGGTGGTGGTGGACTACCTCGGGCTGATGAGCCTGCCGGTGGGTGCGCGCGCGGTGGACGACTGGCGGGTGATGGCCTCGATCTCCAACCAGCTCAAGGAACTGGCGATCCAATGCGAGGTTCCGGTGCTGGCTGCGGTGCAGATCAACCGCGAGGGAGCCAAGGCGATGGGGATGCCCGGCATTAAGGACATCGCACAGTCCGATGCGATCGGCCAGGACGCGGACGTGTTCCTGGCGATGCGGCGCATGGGCCCGGCGATGAAGTACAACCTGGCCAAGAACCGGCACGGCCCCTCCGACGTGGTGTTCTACTCGCGCTTCGACCCGGACCTGGGTGAGTTCGGTGAGGTCAGCCGGGACACCGCCGAGCAGTTGCGCGACGACGCCGAAGACCCATGATCGTCACCGAGCGGTGCCTGGACGCCAACTGCGAGCCGTGGTCCGTGCTCCCGTACAAGATGCGCGAGGAACTCTGCGATTGGCTGTGCGACCACGGCATCGATCCGCACACCACGGCCAGTGTTGAGCTGGACCTCATCGACGCCCCGCTGATCCGCATCGAGCGCTACCTCGAAAACGAGACCGGGCACCGCTACCTCGACCCGGCCACCAACGATGCCGCCAAGGTCATTGACGAGGTCTTCCAGCGCACTGCGCCGCCTGCGTGGTGGCAACCGTGATCACCCTGGCCGATGCGCTGGCCACCGGGCACGGCTGGGAGCGCAAGTTCAACTGCCCGGTGCACCCGGACGTCCATCCGTCGGCGAGCGTCAACATCGTCAAAGGCATCTGGTACTGCTACGTCTGCCACTCGTCCGGCAAGGTGGACGGCACGGTCTTCGACCAGCTCCCGGCCGAGAGTGTGCTGTCGTCGGTTCGCGATGCGCTGGAGGAGCCACTCATGCCCAAGCCGGAGACCTGGCTGGACCAGTTCGATGCCGGGCCGCCGTGCGAGTACTGGCTGACCCGCTTCGAGCCGCGCACCGTGGCACACTTCCGGCTCGGCTATGACGTGGTGACCGATGCTGCCACCTATCCGCTGCGCAACGCGGCCGGTGAGGTGCTCGGCGTGGTGCGCCGCCCGTTGGTGGAGACCCGCAAGCGCAAGTACCGCTACCCGCCCGGGATCAAGACCAGTCATCTCCTGTTCAACTACTCGCCGATCAGTGTGGACATCCTGGTGCTCACCGAGGGCGCGACCGATGCCATCGCGGCGTGGGAGGCCGGGTGGTACGCGGTGGCCTGCTTCTCGAACATGCTCTCCACGGTGCAGCTCGGGCTGATCGAGAAGATCGACCCGCGCACTCTGGTCATCGCGTTCGACAACGACGATGCCGGGGCGGTCGGCACCGAGCAGGTCGCGGCGCTGTGCGGGTCGCGGTACGCACTTCGCGCCACGCAGCTGGGCCGCGCCAAGGACCTGGCGGAGCTGGCCCCGGCTGCTCGCGTGAGAATCTTGGAACAAACTATTGCACTATGACTGTTGGCCTGTAGCGTGTCAATCAAGCACAGTGAACCACAGTCAGGAGGAGCAATGGCGACACTACGCATCGCACGGGCCAGTCCCCGGCCCCATGACCGGGCAGAACTGGCCCGTCTTGCTGACCAGGTCAGGGTCTGCAAGGCCGCACAGGTGGCTGCCGAGGCGGCTACACGGGAGGCACAGGCCGAGCTGGTCACCGCGATGTCGGCGCGCGGCTACAAGACGATGACCACCGATCTGGACGACGGCATCCGCTACAAGGTCACCGTCGTGCAGGCCGAGCGGCTGGACGTGAACGAGGCAGGGCTGCGCAAGGCGCTCGGCGCTGGCGTGTACGACAAGTTGTGTGACCTCAAGCTGAACCGGCAGAAGCTGGAGGTTGCGGTGGCCGAGGGCCGGGTGGACCCGGTGGTGGTGGCCACGCACGCGAGCAAGAGATTGCTCACCCCGTACGTGAAGCTGTCCGAGTCCAACAGTCCATTCATCACGCGGGAGCGCGAGCTGGACGACCGGGGTGGAGAGGATGGCTGAGTTGACAGGGCTTCGCAAGCAGCCAGCGAAGAAGACGATCAAGCTCAAGAGAAGTGTCGGTACCCGGCAGCAGACTCCGGTCCGTGACACTCCGGTACACCGGTTCGTGGCCAAGATTTCTGCCAGTGAGGGCGTGCCCTACAAGACCACCCGCGAGGTGGCCGAGGAGCTGGGCGTGTCCACCGGGTGGATTCGCAAGGTGCAGCGCAACAACCTGCTCGGGGTGCCCAGCAAGGCTGCACAGTTCGGGCGCATGCAGATTTACCTCTACAGCCCGAAGGACATCGAGCGCATCCGTGCGTACCTGTCCGACCGTCAGAAGACCTTCGCCAATCCGGGTCGGCTCACCGGCCCGGTCGAGTCATGGGAAGAGGTGATTCGTCGTCGTGAGCGCGCCTCGAAGGATGCGGATTCAGCGTAGTGCGGTGACTCCGCCGAAGATCGTCAAGACCGAGCCGCCACCCGCCGAGACCAAGGAAGTCGAGCGTGCCATCGCGGTGGTTGAAGGTGACCGGATCGAGTACTCGGTCACCCACGAGATCAACGCCGAGGGCGAAAAGGCATGGGTGAAGTACGGCGTCAATGCCGGGATCGGCCCGGGTGAGACAGCCGAGGCAGCCACCGCGCGCATCACCGCATTCGTCAACAACGTGGTGATGAGTGCAGCCGAGACCGTAGCCAAGCAGATTCTGCAGGCATAGGAGGAGAACGTGAAGTTCGGCAAGAGAGCCGGGAAGATCGAGCAGACCCAGTCCAACGCCAGTGGTGACTGGCCCAAGAACCTGCGCGACGGGGATACCCGGGTGCGCTTCGTCGAGGAGATCGAGGACTGGATCGAGTACTGGGAGCACTTCGACGACCAGGCGAAGTTCTTCCCGTGCACCGAGGACCGGGCCACCTGCCCAGGCTGCACCAGCGATTCGGAGAAGACCCGCAAGGCGTCCAAGCGCTACCTGGCCACCGTGCTTGACCCGCGCACCGGCCGGGTGTACGCGCTCAAGCTGCCGATGGACCTGGCCAACCGGCTGTCGCTGCGCAACGACCGCAACGGCGGCACCATCACCAACCGCGACTACACGCTGATCCGCTCCGGCAAGGGGCTGGACACCGAGTACGACGTGGAACAGGAAGAGAAGGTCGCCATCGACCTGTCGGTCTACCAGGACGTGATCGACCCGCAGGAGATGCTGGGCAGCCAGTTCGCTGCCGCCTGGCCGGACTTTGATCCGGATCGTGGGGTCAGCACCAGGCGTGGCAACGGTGGTCGCAGGGCGCGGGACGAGGAGGACGAGCCACGGCGCACCAGGCGGGCCGAGAGTCCGACGATCGCGTCGATGCGGCGTGGAGTGGCTCCTGCGTCACCCGAGGTCGAGGGCGGGGAGCCCCCTTTTGAGCAGCCCGACGTACCTGCGGCTGAGCCGGAGCCTGAGCCGACACCGCCTCCGACACCACGTAGGCGTAGGGCACCAGCTCGTGCCCAGGCTGAGCCACAGCCGGAGCCTGCGCCGGACGAGGATGTCATCGAGATCAGCGAGGACGACCTGCGCAACATGCCTCGGACCGAGCTGATCAACTTGGCTCGCCAGGCTCAGGTCGAGGTCACGCTGACCATGAGCCGGGACCAGATCATCGACATCCTGTTGACCAATTTCAGCTCATGACCGATTCGGCATGGAGCCACCTTCACGTCCACTCGGTCTACTCGTCCGGGGATGCGATCAGCTCTGTGCCGACGTTGGTGGGCCAGGCAGGGGCGAACGACCAGCCCTGCCTGGCCCTCACCGACCACGGCAATATGTCCGGCAGCGTGCAGCTCTACCGCGAGTGCATGAAATCTGGAATCGCTCCATTTCCCGGTGAGGAGTTCTATCTCGTCCGAGACCGGCGCGACAAGAAAGCAAAGCGGCACCACCTCGGAGTGCTGGCGTTCAGCACCGAGGGGTATCGCAACCTGGTCCGGCTCTCCAGCCGGGCACACGCGCAGTTCTTCCACAAGCCGCTGCTCGATCTCGCCGACCTGGCCGAGTGTGCCGAGGAGGGGTGGCTGACCGGGCTGGCGTGCCTGTCCGGATGCTGGTCCGGGCTACCGATCCAGGACCTGTTGAACTACGGGCCCGAGGCCGCGATGAACACGCTGGCCATGTACGCGCTCTGGTTCGACGCCTGCTATGTGGAGCTGATGAACCATGACATCACGTGGGACGACGGCATCACCGATGCCGAGCTATGTGGGGCGCTGGCGGAACTGGCGGATCGCCTTGGGCTCCCCTGTCTGGTTACTGGCGACGTGCACTATGCAAGACCTGTCCAACGGGCAGCACACGACGCGCTTAAACGCCTTGTTTCGTACGGCTCAGGCGACGACGACGGTGTCTTTCGAGGGCATGGCTACCACCTGGCCGCAACCGCCGAGGTGAAGGCTCGGCACACTCCTGCGCACTGGGCGGCTGGGCTAGCAGGAATGGCCGACCTTGCGGCCAGATGGCACCTGAGCATCCCGCAGCTCGATCGCTACCGCTATCGCATCCCACAGATCACGCCCGATCCGATGGCAGTGCTGCGCGCTCGTGTCGGATCGGACAAGAGCGGATTGTTAGCAGAGGAGCTGGCGGTCATCGAGGCCACCGACATGGCCGGGTATCTGCTGCTGGTGGCCGAGGTCACCGATTACATGCGCAGGGAAGGAATCATCTTCCAGGCGCGCGGCTCGGCGTCCGGCTCGCTGGTCTGCTACCGGCTGGGCATCACCAGCGTGGACCCGGTCTGGTGGAAGCTGCGCTACGAGCGGTTCATCACCACCGACCGCACCAAGCCACCGGACATCGACCTGGACGTGGAGTACACCCGGCGCGCTGATGTCATCGCCTGGATCAGGCAGCGCTTCTCGGTGCACCAGATCGGCACCTACCTGGAGCTGGGCATGACGCCTGGCGAGGACGGCAAGGGCAGCCTGGTGGTCAAGTACATGGCCAAGGCACGCAAGTCGCTGGCCGAGGGCGAGACGCTCGCCTGGGACGCGGTGCCCGAGGACGACAAGATCATGCTCTCGATGTTGTCGAGGTCGGGTGCCACTTCTGGGTATGGAGTACATGCGGCCGGGCTGGTCGTGACGACGAGCGACGCCGAGTTCGACCAGCTCGTGCCGACCATGTACGTGGCCAGCAGCAAGACCACTGCAAGCCAGTACACGATGGACGACATCGAGAGCCTCGGCCTGGTCAAGCTGGACCTGCTCGGGCTGCGGGCGCTGTCCACGATCCGGCAGACGCTGGAGAACCTGGGCCGCGATCCGGTGGAGGGCCTGGACTGGATACCGCTGAACGACTCGGCGACCCTGTCCACGGTGCAGCGTGGCGACACAGTGGGCGTGTTCCAGTTCGACGGCTTCACCAATCGGCGCGGCGCCCAGGAACTGCGGGTGCGCAACGTCGCCGACATCATTGCGGTGATGGCCCTATACAGACCTGCGGTGATGGGTTCTGGAGCCACACAGGAGTATCTGGCGCGTCGCTTCAAGCTACACAAAGTTCCAGATATGCACCCGATACTGGGCAAAGCATTGAAGGACACGCACGGGCTCGTGGTGTTCCAGGAGCAGGTCATCGAGATTCTGCGCGCGCTCGGGATGAGCCCGGAGGACCTGACGGAGCTGCTCAAGGCGGTCAAGGCCAGCAACAACAACGTGGCTGCTGCGGCGGAAGTCATCGCTTCCTACGGCGCCGACGTATACCGACTGTGCGCCGGGGCCGGGATACCCGACGCCGAAGGAGCGATGCTATGGCGAGCCATTGAGGGCTTCGCCGACTACGGATTCAACCGAGCCCACGCCACCCGCTACGGACTGACTGCCTACCAGACAGCTTATCTAAAGACCCATCATCCTGTGCCATATTTTGCTGCACTGTTGGCGTCGTTTGCGGGAACAAAGGATAAAGAACCAGAGTATCTACACGCTGCGCGCAGCCATGACGTGCGCGTCAAGAGCGCTGCCGTTAACTCCAGTGATGTCAGCTATGCCCTCGATCCCAGCGGCAGGTTCGTACGCCGTGGACTCATCTCAGTTAAGGGCGTTGGCATCAAGGCTGCTCAACACATAGTGGAGCATGGTCCGTACACCGACCTTGACGACCTGATCGAGAAGTGTGGCAGCAGGCCGGTGACCGGTGGTCAGGAGTGGCTCAAGACCCGTGACCCGAAGGACCTGTGCGGTGTGCTCGGCGCGCTCTACGAGGCCCAGGCGCTGGACCTGTTGCTGTCCGTACCACAGCAGGTGGTGTCGTGAATGTTCCCGTTGGACTACGCCCGCAGGGCAGCCAAGGAACGTGCCCAGGGTCAGTGCGAGGTCATGGTGCGCACGTTGACTGTCGGGGCATGGCATCGCTGTCCTGGCTGGGGCGACGAGGTGCATCACCTATTGCCGCGTGCACGCGGCGGCGTGATCCTGGACGAAGCGCGCGAGGATTATCACCTGATCGTGCTGTGCCGCGATCATCATCGGCAGGTGCACGCGCATCCCGAACGGTCCTACGTGGCTGGACTCACCATCGACGGCTACGTGGTCACCGACAAGCTGACCGGACATCCGGTCTACACCGGCACCGATCCCTACCTTCTGGAGAAGTACGGTGAGTTCGCTCAGCAAGCTGATCTCGACGGACCTCCCGATCACGCCACGCCACGACCGTTGGCTGGGCCTGCACGCCGACGACCCGCTGCCTCCTGACGTGGCGATGTGGGTGGCCGACCAGCTCATCACCCCGCAGCGGGACCGCAGCAACACTTTCTCTGCCTCGGCGACCGGGCGCTGCGAGCGGCAGCAGATTCTGCGCTATCTCAACCACCCGGAGCAGCTGTCCTACGACCCGATCCTGGCGCACCGTTTCGAGGTGGGCCGTTGGGGTCACCTGCGCTGGCAGGCTCAGGGCCTGTCCGCAGGCTGGCTCAAGGAGGCCGAGGTACCGGTCGAGCTAAAGCGCTTCGGGCTCACCGGCACGATGGACGGCCTGGTGGACACCGGGGAAATCTTTGAGTTCAAGACCATCAGGCACCCGGGTTTCAACACGGTGCTCAAGGAGGGCGAGCCCAAGTTCGAGCACATCCTGCAGGTGACCGCCTACATGTGGGCCACCGGCATCGAGCGCACCAGCATCATCTACGAGTCCACCTACTCCGGGGACTGGAAGGAGTTCGTGGTCAAGTTCGACCCGAGCCTGACCGACCTGGTGTGCGAGACGCTGGAGCGCATGGCAAGGCGTATCAAGATACGCGAGCTGCCACCCGTCCTGGAGGAGTGCTTCGAGCACACCGGCCAGTACCGCGACTGTCCGTACCGCAAGGACTGCCTGACCTGGGCGGGGGTGAACCAACAGTGGCCGAACAGAATGAAGATCAGACTCATCCAAAGCTGATCATCTCGCACCGCCGGGCATTGCCTAGTGCCCGGAGGGTGCGCGACGTGCCGCTGGCACTGGGCATGCCGACGCTCGAAGAGCTTGAGGAGGAGTTCTTCGGCTACGTGGATGTCTTGCTGGGACGGCAGGAGCCGCCGATCGACACCGGGGTGCTGACGTTGATGGAAGTGTCCAACGCCTACCTTTCGCGCGGCATCGAGGTGGAGATGATGATCCTGGCTGCCGAGCGCAACCGGGACATCCTGCGGTCCAACCCGTACAGCAAGTTCCGGACCGGCGAGCTGCGCAGCTTCATCGAGCTGGCCAAGAAAGCCCAGGAGCTGGGCAGCCGTAGGCTCACCCAGGCCCAGTTGCTCGCCGAGGCCGAGAAGACCGGCAACGAGCCCGGAGGGATGATGTGATCGTCGTCGGCATCGACCCGTCCACGCGCGGCTTCCACGCGGTGGCACTGATCGGTATCCAGGCACGCACCTACACCGTGGCTGTGGAGTGGCAGAAGCTGGGGCTCTGGGCGCTGGCGCTGCAGCAGGTGTCGCGCATGGCCTCGGACATGATGGCCAGCATCGAGGAAGATCGCGGTCCCGACGAGCCGGTCATGGTCTTCATCGAGGAACCGCTGGTCGCCGGGCGGCGCAACCTGCGCACCGCGCTGCAGATGGCTCAGGTCGTCGGCGCCATAGTGGGCATGGTTGTGGAGTGGACCAACCGGGTATACCTGGTGCCGGTCTCCACCTGGAAGGTCAACACCGTCGGCAAGGGCAACGCCAGCAAAGAAGACGTGGCAGGCTGGCTCACTAGGTACCACTCGGTCTACGCTGCCGCATGTGATGGGCGCCAGGACTTGATAGATGCCTGTTGTATCGCCTGCTACGGGCGCCGCGTTGCAGACGATTCCAGCCTCGTCATCGCCGAGGCTGATTACTGAGCTGTTCGGGTGGAAGTATCCGGAGTGGTACGACGACGGGGCGTGTCGTGACCTGCCGTTGTCGATCTTCTTCGGTGCTGAGAACGCGACCGACACTCAGTTGATCAGTCCCGGTGAGTTACGCCGGGCCCAGGAAATATGCGGCTCGTGCCCAGTGCGGGCCAAGTGCCTGTCCTATGCGCTGGAGCGCAAGATTCTGCATGGTGTCTGGGCTGGTACCTCAGGGCGCACACGCGCGCGTATATGGGCGATGGAGCGCAGGGGAGAAGTAAGCCGGGAGCAGGTGCTCACCGACTACGCAGCGGGGCGCAGCGGCCGGTATGAGCGGCTGCGGCGCCCTCAGATGTCTGCTTCGATCAGCCGGTAGATGCTGGTCTTGGACAGGTCTGCCAGTGCCTCGGGGCTGACCCGGTAGGGCGTGTAGGGCAGCCACTCCACGGTCAGCGGGCGAAGTGAGTTGACCCGGTACCAAGCCAGCTCGTCTTCGCCCGGCCCCACCCGGATGGGAAACACGGCACCGACGATCTCACCAAACGCCAGCCGACGGGTACGACTGCGCGCCGCCTCCAGTTCTAGTCCTGGATCGGTCGCCTCGGTGATCACTGCCACGAGTTTCATCATCACACATAAACGGATAATGCCGCTAGTTCCTGGGAAGAGCGGGAGAGTGCATCATCGTGCCATGAGCGATGAGGGGCCACGCATCATCCGGCTGCCACTGCGTCGGCCGGTGGACCTGGAGGCCATACCCAAGCGCTTCGACTCGCTCTTCCCTCGCCCGTACTACGCCTACCAGCTGCGCCTGGCCGGGCACGACTGGCCGCAGGTCGCGCAGAAGCTGCGCTACAAGAGTGGCCATGCTGCCGAGAAGGACGTGCACAACTGGCTCTACCGGGCTAACGAGAAGCGCACCCGCGAGGGGTTCATCCGCACCCGCGAGGCCATGCACAACGACGCTGTCAACGCCGAGGTCTCCCGTTTGGACAGGTTGCAGGCCGCGTACTGGGAGGACGCGATCGGTGGTGACCTGCCCTCGGCGCAGTTCTGTCTGCGAGTGATCCAGGAGCGCTCCAAGTTGCAGGGCCTGGAGAACCCTCAAGCCAACATTCAGACCCAGATGAACACGCTGGTCATCGGCGGTACGCAGGAGGAGTACATCGCTGCATTGCGGCGTGCTCGGGAGACGCTCGGACCAGCCGCTGCGAGCCGGGTGATCGAGGCTGGTGACCAGCCTGACGTGGTGGACTAAACCCAGACGCCGCCGCGAGGAGGGCAGCCGATGGCCACCCGTTACACGCCGCTGGACAACATCCCGTACCCGGACGGGAGCGTGCTGCCCAACGTTCCGCTGAGCTTCCAGCAGGCACTGAACGAGACCGAGCGGCACACCGTCATCCCGGTCGTCGATCTCAACGATCGAGCCACCAAGATTCCCTCGCCGTTCGTGGGCATGGTGACCTACAACACCGCCACCGATGCGTTCGAGTACTGGGACGGCACTCGCTGGAAGATCGTCAACCAGGTGGCCGGAGCGCCGACCTGGGCCTCTGTATCTGCCACGCCAGCGGTGAACCTGACGCCCGGCAAGTACTACGACCTGTCGATGACGCTCACGGTTCGCTACGCCATGACGGTGCTGACGATCGTCGAGTCGCACGCGGTGGTCAGCGTCTACACGAACATGTTCAACAACTACAACCTCAACTTCACCTGGGACGGTGGCGTTACGTGGTCACGTGGCGTGCTGGAGACCTATACGTACCAGTCCGTTAACGGCGCTGAGACCCACCCGCTCTATCACATAGGAATGACGACGCTGCAGCCCGGCACGCGCAAGGTCACCGCGCGGGCGAGCAACCCGACGACGAGCAACAACACCTCGTCGCTCAGCATCCAGTGGCAGCAGATTCTGGTGATCGGTCTGGCGCTGTCGTCCGGCGGGTTCTGATGGCCTCCGCCGTCTATGTGACCACGCCACTGCAGGTGGTGGCCGAGCAGTTCACTGGCGGCCCGATGGCACTGGTCGCGGTGACGTCGGTGACCACGAACTACGACGCTGCCGGGAATCCGTCAGGCACCACCGGCACCGTGCAGTCCTATGCCTATCCGGGTACGTCTTTCGCCATGAACAACACGGACTGGTTGGTGCAGTACCAGACCTCTGAGGCGACCTACACCAATGCTCAGTTCACCCAGCTGTTCACGATCTTGAGCGGTGGCACGGCTGGTCTGGTGGTCATGCAGCGACCCGATCCTGGTGATCCCATGACGGCCGATCTCTCGATCTGCTGTGCCGGAGATGTCAGCCACGGGATGCAGGTGGCGTGGGGCGATGCCACCACTACCGACATGACAGGATTGTTTACCAATAAGCCCAACAAGACCACGCATACCTATGCCAACCCAGGCAACTTTACGATAACTGTGAAACTGTGGAGTGCCACAGTGGGCACTGCACTGGCTACCCAGACGGTTCAGTTCCTGGCTCAGCAAGACATCACCGCATTCGCTGAGACCGACAGTCAGATTGATACCACCGTCGCGTCGCCTTCTGGTTCGAGCGCATCGTCTCCTTCTGTCGGTCTGCTGGGAGAGGCAATGGTGTTGGGCGGTGCCAGCTGGGTGCCAGGAATCTTCGGTGCCCCGACCGGGGAACCGGCCAGTGATGTGTTGACTCGCGGCGTGAGTGGTGGTGGCCTCGACTTCCTGGCGAAGGAGACTGAAGTCGGCACTCTCAGCTCTGCGGAGTTGGCGCAGATGGCTCCTGAGAGCGAGCAATTTGTCGGTGGGGAGATACCAACGTGAGCGCGGGCGTAGCTGACCTGGTATGTGAGCAGGGCGCGGACTGGGCGGTTCAACTGTTCTGGCAGATCGACCAGACCAACGAGGCGATCCAGGCCCAGGGCCCGATGGACATGGACGTGGTCAACCCGATCACCGGGCAGCGTCTGATCCGGCTGGACGACGGTGCCAACGGAGGAATCCAGACCGGCGGTGCGCCCTACGGAATCATCGAGCTGGTCATCGCCAACAGCATCACCAATCAGTTCGCGCCGGGTACCTACAACTACGACTTGTTCGTCTATTCGGTCGGGCCGCCATTGCAACGAGTGAAGCTGCTGACGGGGAACTTCATGGTCCCAGCCAAGATCACCAACCTCGGTACCCAGCTCACACAGCAGGTCGGTTCCAGTGTCTTACCGCCGGACATCTGGCTGTCCGCCACCGTGGCCAACCCGGTGGTGTTGACCTTCGACAACACCCAGTCGGCCAACCTCAACAAGAACGTCGAGGTCGGTGTGCCGATGCGTGCGAGGATCACCACGACGGGCAACGCCAGCTCGATCAGTCCCACGGCAGCGGTCAACTATCACAACAGCGCCGGGCAGAACAAGCCGGTGGTGGGTAGTACTGCCCAGGCAATCTTGGGGTCGTCCATCACGAGCTGGATCAATAATCAGTCCGTGGTGACGGTGACCTACAACGCGCAGACGGGTGGTCTGACGATCACCAAGGTCGAGACCACGGTGTGAGGAGGCTGGCATGGCCGACCAGGTGATCAGGATTACCAACGGCGCCTCGCTGGTGGTGCGTACCGGAGCGATCCTCGGAGTCGGCCCGCAGGGGCCCATCGGACCGCAGGGACCGGTCGGCGCGCAGGGCATCCAGGGCACGATCATGTTCACCACGCCGACGGCACCGACCAGCGGGATGCGTGACGGTGACCTCTGGGTGAATCCGTCCACCGGCATCCTGTCCGTCTACAACGCGACCAGCGGCAACTGGGTGGCGGGCAGCACCTCGATCAAGGGACCGCAGGGCATCCAAGGCATCCAGGGCATCCAGGGTCCGGTCGGACCGACCGGTCCTAGCGGTGCTGCCGCTGCCGGGTTCGCCACCTACGATCTTCTGTTGCCATCAGCCAACCGGCCTGCCATACCGTGACCGCATTCGCTGACCCGGACGCTCCTGCCCCCACTGCCAGCGAGATACATCCTCGGCTGGGGCAGCGGTTCCCGACCGCTGGTGGTGGCGATGGTGGTGGCGGGAGCGGGACTGGAGAGCCAGGTCCGGCCGGTCCTCCAGGAGACCAGGGGCCGCCTGGTGACACTGGTCCTGCCGGGCCACAAGGACCGCCTGGTTCTGGCACCTCGTTCGTGCAGACATTGATCGCGCCTGCTGTCAACACTCCCTACACGATCACTCACGGCCTCAACTCACTGCATCCGCTGGTGCAGCTGTGGCTTGCGAGCGGGCCGTTCATGCTGGCCGAGGTCAGTGTCGTTGACGCCAGCAGGGTGCAGGTCACGTTCAAGGTCGCACCACCGGGCGATGTGAATGTGGTGGTGGCGGCAGGGATTCCAGTAAGCGGCGGGGGAGGGGGAGGAGCGCAGGCGTTCCGCTACGTGCAGGCGTCGGCGGCCACGACCTGGACTATTGATCATGGGTTGTCGTTCCGGCCCAATGTCTCAGCTGTGGACTCGACCGGCACCGAGATGTTCCCGGGCTCGGTGAAGCACATGAGCGACACCCAGGTGGTTCTCACCTTCTCGGCTGCTGTCGGCGGCGAGGCGTATCTGAGTTAGGGGGAGAGCATGCCTGTCATCTACGGTGCGGTTGACCTGGTCAAGAACGAACTCCGCAACGCCGTCGTCCAGAATCTAGGCAGCGCCCCGGCCTCGCCGGTCAAGGGACAGATTTACTTCGACTCCACCGCCAAAGTTCTGTACTGGTACTCGGGCACCCAATGGGTTGCCGCCCAGGGAGGCGCCGGAGCTGTCCCGTCCGACACGGTCACGACCCAAGCGATCGGTGACGTCGCCGCTGCCGGTTCGTCCACGCTGTACTCGCGCGGCGACCACAAGCACGGCGAGCCGCTGTTCGGTGGGTCCACCGCAGAGACCACGTTCGGCACGGCCAAGAACGACGGCTCGGCGCTGACCATCTCTCGTTCGGACCACCTGCACGGCAACCCGACGCACCTTGCCGCCGACCACTCGTCGATCCCCATCTCTACGTTCGCGGCGGCGACCGCCAACGTCAACATGGGCAGTAGTTTCAAGATCTACAACTTGGCTGACCCAACCGCCACCTTCGACGCGGCCACCAAGAACTACGTCGATACCACGGCGCAGGGTCTGGACGCCAAGCAGTCGGTGAAGGCCGCCACGACCGCCAACATCACCCAGTCGGGCACCCAGACCATCGACGGCATCAGCTGTGTCGCCGGGGATCGGGTGTTGTGTAAGGACCAGACGACCGCTGCTACCAATGGCATCTGGGTGGTCTCGGCTGGTGCCTGGACCAGGGCCACCGACATGGACGCCTGGACTGAGGTGCCCTCGGCCTACACCTGGGTGGAGACCGGCACCGTCAATGCCGACACCGGCTGGGTGTGTACCGCCGACCAGGGCGGCACGCTGGGCACGACCAACATCACCTGGACACAGTTCTCCGGTGCCGGTGCGATCAACGCCGGGGCTGGCCTGACGAAGACCGGCAACACCGTTGACGTCGTCGCGGGTGACTCCACGCTGACCGTGGCCGCCGACTCGGTCGTCGTCAACACCACCGTCATCGCTACCGTCGCATCGCTTGCGAGCTACACCAAGAAGTACGCGGCGGGGCTGACCGGGACCGCTAGTCCGGAGACGATCACGCACAACCTGAACACCCGTGACGTGCAGGTCACGGTGCTCAACGGCGCGAGCCCTTACACAGCTGTCGAGGTGGACTGGGACGCCACTACCGTCAACAGCGTGACCATCCGGTACAACCCGAACCTTGGTTCCGGGTATCGGATCGTGGTGGTGGGCTGATGCCACGCAGCTACGGCACCACCAACGCAGGGCCGTACACAACCGCTCCGGCTGTCGGAGCGGCTGGGGATACCTACTGGAACAACACCTCAAAGACGCTCTACGTGTCCGACGGGACGGTCTGGCGTGTCGCTACTCCAGGAGCACTGCCTGCCGGTGGTGCTGCAGGCCAGGCACTCGGCAAGTTCACCACGGCTGACTTCGACGTTGGCTGGCTGACCTACAGCGGTCAGCTGATGAGCACGTACAACGGCTCGCTGGACACCCAGCTCACGCCGGGTATCTATGTGCGTACCTCGGTGGCTGGTGACCCGATCGCCACTAGCAACAGCGTGATAGTCGAGGTGCTCGCCGGGCAGGACAGCCCGCAGCAGTGGCGCCTGCAGCGCATGCACGGAGCTACGGCTGCGACGTACGGACAGATATTCCAACGGACGAGCAGCGCTGGCTCTGGTGCCTGGTCACCGTGGATCAACGTCGGCGCTGGGGCCTTTCCGATCCTCGTTGCCTATGGATCAGACACCGGACCATTTGCTATTGGTGCCACAACATTCGGGTCCGCTACGACATGGGGCACAGCCGGTGGTCTGCAGCAGACTTTCACGCCGCTCGCCAACCATGTTTACCGCATCAGAGTCTCGGTCGTGCAAGTCTTTGGTGGCGCCACCGGCAACGGGATTTACATGCAGCTGACTCGTGATGCCGGTACTGCGCTGGGAACAATCTTTGGCCTCCAGGCGTACTTGACCGGTGTATTGCGCACCTTTGGTCCATCGGTCGAGTACATCGGCACGCTCTCGAATCCGGGAACAGCGACCACCATCGGCATACGTGGATGGAGCAGTCAGGCATCGTCAGGCGCAGTAGCTGCTGAGACAGGCAACCCCGTCTTCATGACTGTCGAGGACCTGGGTCTGCTCGGTGGGAGTGCTGCTCCGAGCGCAGCGATCCCGGCGGGTGGCAGCCTCGGCCAGGCGCTGGTCAAGAACAGCGGCTCCGACTACGACATGGTGTGGGGCGGTGCTGCCCCGCTCGGACTGATCGGGTTCAGCGCGGTGACCGACGGCGCTAACCGAACGGCGACAGGGTTCGCTACCGCGACGGATCAGGGAACCATCTCCGGCATCACGATCGTGGCTGGTCGTCGGTACCGGATTCGGGTTGTCTGGCCGGGCATCTCTGCGACGTTCTCAGCAGGTAACGGCGCGGTGCAGGCAGCCATCAGCAGAAGTGGCTCCCAGCACGGTGATACGTTCGGTGGCCGAAGTGGGGTCAGTGGCTTCGCTCAGTCACCCGTCATAGCTGAATGGACCGGTTCCTATACAGCAGGCACCTACAACTTCTCCTGGCGCGTTTGGTGCGGTGCGAGCGTCACTGGCGTGGTGACAAGCGGAACGATCATCACGACAGTGGAGGACCTCGGCGCGCTGGTGTAGCGGCGAGGAAAAAATATTGGCGAGCCCAGATTTTGGTCACTATGCCACACTATTGCGCGTTTACATGCCTGGACAGTGGCCCTACCGTGAAGTCATGAGCGACGGGAACGGATCATGACCGAGTACGCGCCCAACGCCATCAAGCATCTCTTCGACACGGTGCACGCCGCCATCCCGCAGGCCATCCTCTCCGGGATAGTGGGTGATTCTGCCCATACCTACGGATACCACCGTGGTCGCAATTATGTGGGCAGCAACGACTACTCGGTGCAGACACCGCCGGACAAGAAGGGCAACGGCGAGGCCGCCAGTGCCATCGACATGTCCTGGAGCGAGGCGAACTGGCAGTACACCGTCAGCCAGCGTCTGCTCAACGCCAAGAACGACTCGCGGATGAATCCGATCCGTGAGTTCTTCGGCAGTACCGACGGGCGCAACGTGTGCGGTTGGGACTACTACGGCAACTACTCGGTTACGAGTGACGACTCGCACCTCTGGCACGTCCACATCTCGGTCTTGCGCGAGTATGCGGACAACGATGCGGCGCTACAAGGTGTCGCCCAAGTTATTACTGGCGCATCAGGGACGGGAGACTGGTTCGACATGGCGACACAAACTGATCTTGAGAACGCTGTGCGCAAGGTGCTCAACGAGGCTACCCCGCAGGGTCAGACGAGCTGGGCAAACTCGTACAAGAACATCACGTACAAGGCCGCGCACGATTTCTACAACGGGGCCCAGAACTTGACGGTGCCACGGATCGACCCCAGTACCGGTGGTCCGTCGATGTCCAGTCCGTCGCGACACGGCAACGTGCTCGCCTACATCGACTACCGCACGGCGGAGATGGAGAAGGACATCGCCGCGATCAAGGCGAAGCTGGGAATTGCGTAGAGAAAAAAATTGGCGAGCACCCAAAAGCTGCCACTATGTCACACTATAGGGATGAACCGCGATGACCCATAGAGATGAGCCGAAGCCGGAGCGCGAGCCCGAAAGGCGTGACAGTGGCGACGCCCACTTGAAGGGCGCTCAGCCGGATTGGTTCGACGAGGAGCACGAGGCCAGGCTGGCGGACGAGAACGACGAGACAGCCGAGGACCCTACGTGAGTGATACCCCAGAAGACCTGCCCGAGGGCGCCATCATGGAGCCCCATCCTCGCTATCCACAGGTGCACCAGGGCGTCGATTACGGCGATGAGAGCGGCGAGGATTCCAGCGAAGAGTGCGGAAATCAGGACTAAGCCGAGAAAGAGGATGAGGTACAGCAGCAACCACTCCCCCACGAGCGGATAGCTTCCCACAGGAGAGGCTCGAATGAATGAGCCCTACTGGTCTCGGTCTGGTCGCATTGTTGACCGGGATCGCCGCTCTCATCACGGCGATCGGTGGAGTGTTGCTGGCCATCCGCGCGGTGCGCTCCAACGAGCGCAAGGCGGCTCAGGAGGAGTTGGAACAAGTCAGTCAATTGCTGACAAGGGAACGCCATGAACGTATCGCGGCCGAGACGCGCAACCATGAGCTGGAGCTGCTGCTCGTCCAGGAGGGCATTGCGCTGCCGCCTCGGGAGCCAGTGACACCGTATGAGCCCTACGGACATGGCAGCGAAGGTGCTGCGGACGCCGACAATCGCGTTCGTGGTGGCGGCACTTCTCCTCGCCACGTCGATCGGCTTCGGCATCGCCGCCGCAAACGCGAAGACGACGAGCCCTAGCGGCTCAACGACCACCAGCCTTATACCTGGCCCTTCCGGGCCGTCAGGCCCATCCGGACCGCCGGGTCCGGCAGGCAGTGCAGGAGCGAGCGGTGCAAGAGGAGCAACGGGTCCCCCAGGCGCTCAGGGTGATCAAGGACAGGCGGGCGCCCCAGGCACTTCCGGCCAGCAAGGCATTCCGGGGGCTGTCGGTGGAACTGGCCCGCGCGGGCCTGGCGGGGCTGCTGGGAGTGCTGGTGACGTTGGACCAAGTGGTGCACCGGGGCCTAGAGGCCCTAGTGGACCGCCTGGTGCATCTGGACGACCTGGCCCATCGGGGCCGTCAGGACCGCCCGGCGGCATAGTCTGCCCGCCGTCGTTCACGCCCTCCACGTTGGTGCTGAACGCTCCTGGAGGGCAGATCACCCTGTTCACGTGCCTGCAGGGGTGACGGGTCTGGCGGGCGATGATATTTCCGTGACCAGTCCGCAGCGGTTGTTGTCTCGGAGCCTTGCCGTGGTGGGTGAGACCGCCCAAGCTCCAGAGCTGCAAGCCGCCGGTCCGATCAGCGCACTGCCGCTCTCGCAGGACCTGGCGCTCTACGCGGGCGATGACTTCTACCTCGACCTGACGGTTACCAACCCAGACAGCACAAACGCCGACCTGACCGGAGCCACGCCGAAATCGGAAATCCGGGTGACGGCGGCGGATACGACCGCGATAGCTACCTTCATCGCCACCGTCGATGCAGTCAACAAGAACGTGATCCATCTGCACCTGTCGCACACGAGTTCGGCCGGGTTGCCCGCCGCTGCGGTCTGGGACTGCCAGATCACCGACGCTGGCGGGAACATCACCACGCTGGTCGCCGGGAAAGTGACCGTGACGGCCGAGGTGACCCGGCCATGACCAGTCCGTACAAGGTTGCGGTGAGCACACCAGGGACGAAGACCGCTGCACCGCACCTCGTGCGTCCCAGCGCTTCGGCGGCATTGAAGAACCGGCCGACCGCCACTGCGCAATCAACGGGCCCGGCGGGAGTGGGAGTGCCAGCCGGTGGTCGGCCCAACCAGTTGCTGGCCAAGGCTTCCTCTGCCGATTACGCCACTACCTGGAGCGTCGCGCTCACCGTTGGCACCACAGCGCCCAGCTCACCCTCGGTGGGCGACGTCTGGATCGACACAACCTGAGAGGAATCAGATGACTGGACCCCATGTCGTGGTCACCGGCCCGATCCAGGGCACGGTCACTGCAGCCGACGGTACCGAGTACGACGTGTCCGCCGACCAGATCGAGGTGGAATCCCCGGAGCGCGCGCTGGAGGTCGCCGAGCTGATCGGCCAGCGCTACGAGAAAGAGGGGCATCCGCTGTTCCTCTACAGCGAAGAGAAGTTCAGGCACGTCAAGCGATCGGGGGCCTGAGTCATGGCTCGTGCCGCAGCTGCCGCTGAGAACGCCGCGCTGAACGGCCTGGACGGAACCGGCGCCACCAACGTCATCGGCTACGTGTCGCTGCACACGGGTGACCCCGGCACCACAGGCGCTACCGAGAACGCGGCGACCGGTGGCTATGCCCGCCAGGCGTGCTCCTGGAACGCCGCTGCCGGTGGCGCCAAGACGAACTCCAGCTCGCTGTCGTTCTCCACGGCAGGGTCGGTGGCGGTCACCTACTTCGGCACCTACAACGTGGCCAGCGCTGGCAACTACGCGCTGGGTGGTGCGCTGGCTTCCGGCGTGACCGCAGCCACCATCACTATCGCGGCGGGTGCGATCAGCGTCTCGATCACATGAGCCCAGATGGCGACGCCGACCCAGGACCCGCACGTCGTCATCGAGGATCAAGACGACGGCTGGGTCGTCTATCGCCGGGATGACGGCGCCCGCTGGCGGGTGGACGGCACTTGCGTCGGCATCGGCAACTGCATTATCGGCGCGGTCATCGACGTGGACGGCGCGCCCACCGTAGTGCGTGACCACGAGCACCTGGATGAGCTGCGGGTTCTGCTCGGTCCACGGCTGGGCTACGCGCTGGACTCCCCGGTGGCGCCCGGCTTCGAGGGTTGCTGTCCGCTGGTGATCACGGAGCTTGAGCCGTGACTCAGAAGTTCTACCTGCACGACGCGAACTCCAGTGTCGCGGGCACTCTTCCCACCACCAAACAGTCCAGCCTCACCTCGGCGCAGACCGTACCCGGGGCGAGCACGCCTCGGGTGATGAACGGCACGATCGGGACCTCTACGGGGCCCGTCACCGTGGCGATCAACACCAACGCAACCACCTCGGCGCAGCCGACGTGGTTCCGCACCTGGGTGTCACCGCCACTGGCGGCCGGGACGTACGGCGCCGGGAGCTGGCACCTCAACGGCGGGTATTCGGAAGCCAACGCGGCGTCCAACTTCTTCACCGGCATGTGCATCTACTTCTGGCGGCCGGGCACGGGCGCGATGGTCGGCACCCGAATCTGCGACGTCACGACGGCGAGCAGCGCAGTAGAAGCCTTCACGGCGTTCAGCATCTGTGACATCACCGTGACCGGCGCCAACGTCACCATTCAGAACGGCGACGTTCTCGTAGTCGAGTGGTGGCGGGAGAACACCACCCAGTCCATGGGCACCGCCTACAACAACACGATCTACTACGACGGCACCACCGAGGGCGCTGCCCCCATCGCAACGTACCTCAACGCACCGGCCGACATCCCGCTGCAGCTGGTCGCACCGAGCGCACGCACCATCAGCGGGTTGGTCGCCTCTCCCACCTCCGTCGCGCTGAGCTGGACGGCGGACGCCGCCGCGAACCCGGTTCCGACCTACGCCATCTGGCAGTCCACCGACGGGTCCAGCTTTAGCCAGATCGCCACCGGTCAGACCGGTCAGACCGGTTACACCGCGACCAGCCTGACCACTGGGCAGCCTTACTGGTTCTACGTCGTCGGCAACAACTCGCAGGGCTCGTCCACCTCGAACACGGTCGGTCCGCTCACCCCGACCCTGTTCTCTCGCAGCTACAACTTCGAGGGCGGCGCCAGCGGCTCCAATATCACGACCACGGACACCGGCAGCGGCGATTCCTTCGACGGCGTCGGCAGTTCCTTCACCCCGACGTACAACACCACGCAGGCGATGCACGGCACCAAGGCGATGGCCGCGACTGGAGGCGTCGGCAACGCCAACTCCACGGTCATCTGGAACGTGCCGACCAAGACGACGCTGTACGCGCGCTTCTATCTCTACATCACCAGCCTCCCGACGAGCCCCGCCGTGTGGAGGCTGTGCACCCTCACCGGCTCCGCTTCGACCATGGACGTCTGGATCAACAACACTGGCCCGCTGTTTCTCCAGTCGAGCGGTACCAACGGCCCGCTCGGCGCGGTCTCGGTTCCCACGGGCCAGTGGGTCCGGATCGAGCTGTCGATGGTGAGTTCCGGGCCGAACACTGTCGGCACAGTTCGGCTGTATAAGAACGCGGACTCGTTCCTGCTGCCAGACGACGTCATCACGATGAACGCGACGGCCCAGTTCAGCGCGACCACGGCAACCTTCGGGGAATACTCCACGTCCGGAAGCCAGCCGACGATCTGGCTCGACGATCTGGCGCTATCCGAGGGAAACTGGCTCGGTCCGGCCGCAACGGCTCCGTCGAACGCGGTGATCGTGAAGAACCCGTCGCCGACGCCGTCGCTGAAGGTCACGGCCACCTCTGGCTCGTTGGCGAGCTTCTCACCCGTCTCGGGCTCCACGTACCTGCTTTTGTGTGTGACGCTCACGGACGGCACCGGCACAGGCGGAGCTGTCACGAGCGTGGCTTGGTCTTCTGGTGGGTCCGGTTCGTGGGGAGCGTCGCCGCTGGCGAGATGGCAGGCGGATGGATTCTCGCCGGACATATCCATCTGGATGGTGCACTGCACGAGCAACCCAGGTCCGTCGGTGATCGCGGTCACGGGAGGCTCGGGCGTCCTTCATATCCTCGCCGACATCGTCGAGATCAGCGGCGACAACTACACCTCGCTGCTGGGCGCCACGGCCAACTCCAACTCGGGCACAGTGCCCACCGTCACTCTCACGCCGACCTATTCGGGTAGCTGGATCGTCGCCGCGTTGGAAGACACCTTCGAGGCTATCTCGAACCCGACCCCGAACGCCGCCACGGCTATCTCGGACAATGACACGACATACTCAGGCGCGACCGCACTCTCGATGGCTGGCGTTGCCAACACCATTGCCTCGACCGCGCAGACCATCGCCCTCACCAACACGGTCAGCAACGCCAGCACTTATCGCTTCGCCGCCGAGATTCGCGCGCTGTCAGCCGGACCAACCGCCACCGCCTCATTGTCGATCGCCGCCGGTCCGGCTTCGGCAGCAGCACCGGCCACGGCTACGGCCAGCATGAGCCTGGCTGCCAGCGCTACACCAGCAGCTCCCGTCACGGCTACTGCCAGCATGTCGCTCTTGGCGACCGGCAGTGCCGCTGCGACCGCTCTCGCCACAGGTACAGCCAGCCTGTCTATTTCGGCGACAGGGACGATTGCTGCCGCGCCTACTGCTACCGCAGCGCTGAGTGTTGTCGCCGGTACTGCGGTGGCTGTCGCGAAGCCAACGGCTACAGCCGTGCTGGCTTTCAGTGCCACCGCTGGCGCCGCCGTCATTGCCGGGACGGCAACAGCGGTGCTGGTCATCAGCGCCACTGGCACGTTTGCGGCACCGGTCAGCGCCACAGCTGTGCTGGTCATTGCTGCCAGCGCACCAGCAATTGCTGCGCCTAGCGCAACGGCCTCACTCACGCTGCTCGCTACCGGGACGGCCTCGGCGGTGACCGGTGTGACAGGGACAGCTGTGCTCGTTTTCAGCGCCGGTCCGGTCGCCACTGTCGTGCCCGTATCGGCGACAGCCGCGTTGTCACTGCTGGCTAGTGCGGCAGCTCGGGCGGCGGCGCCGAGCACCACCGCTGTGTTGGTGCTTTCCGCCGGAGTTACTGCGGCTGCTGTTCCCACGGCAACAGCGGTACTTGTCATCGCGGCGAGCACGGTAGCGGTAGCTGCACCGAGCGCGACCGCACAACTCACCTTTGCTGCCAGCGCTGTCCCGTCATTCTCCGGGGCGGCGGCGCTCACCATCACCGCCACGATGGCCGTGAGCGCACCGGTTACGGCTACTGCAGTGCTGGTCATAGGCGCCACGGCAGCGCCTAGTGCTCAGGTGACTGCGATAGCCACCATGGCGCTATCTGCTACCGCCACCGCTCTGGTGGGCGGCGGTCTGACCGGTGCTGCGGTGCTGGTGGTCAGTGCCAGCGTCACCGTCAAGGCAGCGGCGGGCGCGACCGCTGTACTGGTGATTGCCGCTACCGGTGCGGTTCAGCCGGTACCGGTTTCTGGCACCGCCGTGCTGAGCATTGCGGCGAGTGCTGCAGCTGCTGCGGCGGGAACAGCCGCTGCCGTGCTCGTGATCTCGGCAACCGGTTCTGTGCAACTTCCAGGGGTCAGTGGCACCGCCGTACTTATCATCTCGGCGACGGCCATTCCTAAGGCGACCATGACCGCCACGAGCGTGTTGGTGATCTCGGCAAGCGCTGCGCCAAAGGCAATTGCTGTCGCTAACGCCGTGCTGGTCGTCTCGGCTGCGGTCGTCGCTGCTGCGCAGGTCGCTGCAACTGCCTCGCTCGTGTTGTTCGCGGGCCCGGCCAGTGCAGCGGCGAAGCTCACCGCGAGTGCAGCGCTTGTCATCAGTGCGATCGCCACCGCGACAGCTGGTGGCATCACCGGTTATCCCAAGGTCTGGACGGGTAGCACCTGGGCGCTCAAGCCTGCCAAGGTGTGGACTGGTACCAGCTGGGCCACCAAGCCGGTCAAGGTATGGACCGGCTCGACCTGGAAGACGGTGGTATGACCGCGCAGCTTGCCCTGGCCAGGCCACCAGCCGACCGTACCGAGCTGTATCTGCTCGTGCAGACGCTCTGGGGTATCACCATCCCGTCCAAGCAGGTCTGCCCGGAGCACAGCACGCCGTTCGATGCGCTGGCCGAGGCGTTCTTCGCCAGTGCCCCGGTGAGCGTGTGGCTGGCCAGTCGTGGCCTGGGCGGCAAGAGCCGCACGTTGGCCTACCTGACGCTCACTGAAGCCGTCGTGCTGGGCGCAGATGCCACCGTGCTGGGCGGATCGCTGTTCCAATCACAGAACGTCCAGGAGGCCATGCGCGAGGGCTGGAACGCGCCCCTGGCCCCGGCATGGATGATTCAGAGCGACATCACAAGCCAGCTGGTGCTCTCCAACGGTGCGATCGTGCGCCCGCTGACGGCCTCGATGAAGACCGTGCGTGGCCCGCACCCGCAGCGGCTCCGCCTCGACGAGGTGGATGAGATGGACCTCAAAATCTTCGACGCGGCCATGGGCCAGCCGCTGCAGAAGAAGGGCATCCAGTCCCAGACGGTGGCCAGCAGCACGCTGCAGTACCCCGACGGCACCTTCGCCGAGGTGCTCAAGCGCGCCGACGAGCGCGATTGGTCTGTGCATCGCTGGTGCTACAAGGAGTCGTCCAACGACTACGACGGCTGGCTCACCCAGGAGATGGTCGAGCGCAAGCGCTCGGATGTGTCTGCCGAGATGTGGCGAGTCGAGTTTGAGCTGCAGGAGCCCAGCGTCGGCAACCGTGCATTCGACTCCAGTGCCGTGGCCAAGATGTTCTCGCTGCGCCCCGGCGAGATGTTCAAGAGTGCCGCGCGCGCGGAGCTGGAACGCTATGAGTTCGAGAAGCCGGAGCGTGCAGCAGAGTATGTGATAGGTGCAGACTGGGCCAAGGAGCAGGACTACACGGTGATCTCGGTCTGGCGCTGCGAGCGCCGACCGGTGCGGCTCGTGTACTACTACCGGGCCCATCGGCGCCCGTACCCCGTCATGATCGGGGAGTTCAATAGGCTCAAGAAGGCTTACAACGCAAGGGGAATCCACGATGGAACAGGTCTCGGCAATGTGGTCAACGACTACATCGAAGGTCGCGCAGTCAACTTCGTCATGGTCGGACGAGAGCGTGACGATCTTCTGTCCGAATACGTCGCAGCGGTGGAGCGCGGGGACGTACGAGCACCAATGGTCTTCTCCGCTTATACCGCCCATCTCTACGCAACGATAGAGGACTTGTACTTACACCGCGAGTATTACACCAGCCACCTTCCTGACCCGGTGTCCAGCTTCGCGTTGGCCTGGCACCTGATGAAGAAGCCGCAGTTGGTGGGCGCGCAGGTGGTGCCGCGCAGTGGTGAGCCCACGCCGATCATTGCCGGGCTGCTGGGCTCGACAGCCGCTGGTGAGGACGCTGCTGCTTATGACGGCCCGGCCGGGCTCAAGCTGCCGTGGCGTCCCGACGGTGAGGTACACAGCCCTAGAGACACACAAATGACATTTTTTGACGTTTAGAAGGCAAAAAGAAAGGGCCCCTCTCGGGGCCCTGCTCTAGTGGGTCAGGATGATGGCCTGCGGGCTATGCCTCGTCAGGTTGTACTCGTTCGCGAGGCCGTGCATTCGCAGCCTGGTCCTGATGTTGCGAGATCGGGTCATGACATGGACGCCTCGCCAGAAGCGCCCGTCGTAGACCTCTCCTCGGTACCAAACGCTCATCTCAGTTCTCCTCTGTGTGGTGGGGTTTGGTTACTCCATTATCCCACACTATTGCACATCGGGCAATAAAAGGCCCGCCAAGACTCCCACCGCTCTGTAGCGGGAGTCCTGGCGGGTCAAGCTCTACCGGGGACTTCTCTCGACTCGATACGGTCTCCCGGTCTGGGCCGATTCATGGCCACAGTCCTTCGATAGTCGCCCAACTCAATGCGGGCCTCTCTGTCGGCGGGCCTGCGTTCGGCCCTATCGCCTCGTACCGATATGTGGGTGTATTCATATGGGCTTCTCTGCCCTTCACACACCGTCTCCAGCGATGACTCCAAGGTAACACACTATGCCACACAATGCAAGCCCAGGGCAATAAAAAAGGGCCCTTTTCGGGCCCTTCTGGGTTGGTTATTCTGGGAGTAAACCATCACGAATAGTGTGGAATCGTGCATTCCCACTCACATCCATGATCCGCAGTGTGTTGTGCTCGGGATCGGTGATCAGCTTTCTCACGTGACTCCGATACTCGTCGTGGTCCAGGCCCATGGCGTCCATGACCAGCTCGACCAGAGCGCGATCATATTCGGTGTTCTCGTGATCCTCGCTGGCCAGCTCTTGAGCCAGTCGCACCAGCTGTCGGATCGAGATGCCTGTGTTGATACGCATCAGTTCTCCTCTTTCCGTGTTCGGTACCTCCGAACTAGCTCCACTATACCACACTGAGCCCAGATTCGGGCATAAAGAAAGCCCCGCCTCAGCGGGGCTTCCTCCACGCGGGGTAAGGAAACACTCGTCGTGATCCGTTCCGCTCGCGCACGTCGTCCTCTTGCACATCGAGGAAGCGGCGCATTGCCAGCCGATCGAACTCCTCCTGGGTCATCCGTGCGGGCACGGTAGGCGCCTCTGGTTCGGATGACGGTGGTGGAGCCGATCTGGCCTGCCTGCGCCGATTCAATGCTGCGCCGTAGACGAGCGCGAGATCGACAACGAACATGGCGTTCTCCTCCTCTCGTAGTAAGAGGGCCACACCTAATCCCCCGACTTGATGTGGCCCTACGCACACAGTATATCACACTATGCTACACACAGCAAAAGGGAGGACCGCCCCACCAACCATTAGGGACGGTCCTCCGTGGTGGCGACCCCACACACTTGATTGAGACCAGGGGTGCTCAACGTCGTATGGGTGACGCGCACCTCCTAGTGTAACACACTATGCTCAGATAACAAAAAAGACTCCTCTGGGAGTCCGGTCACGGTAAGCCTCCCAGAGGAGCCAGACTCGCGGGGAGTCCTGCTGACCCTATGGTCGCCTAGCAAGATCAAGCCCCCAGTCCGCTGGACAGACCTTGGCGATAGGTCCTCCAGGTCTCCCACCCTAGTAAGAAGCCCCCTGGGGGTCGTCGCTGTCAGAGCCCCACGGGAGGGATGTGGGGATGACGCTCGCCCCAGAGGGCTGCGCGCCAAACCAAGAAAGCACGCACCAATGATATTAGCACACTATGGTGCATCATTCAATAAGTCAGGGGTTGGATGGCGGTACAGAAACCGCCGGTCGGTGCGACTATCCGTGCCATGACCAGTCCGCCTCCCACGTTCTGGGGCAGCTCCGGTAACGGCAATGTGCCCGGCACCGCGAACATAGCCGAAGAGGACGTGCCCAACCGCACCAGCCCGTACCAGGAGCTGGGTGTCACGGGTCTTCGGCGCTGGTCCGGCTACGTCGATGAGGAGTTCCTCCCGGCTCTCCGAGGCCGCAAGGCGGTGCAGATTTTCAAGGAGATGGCCGAGAACGACGCCATTGTGGGCGCGCTGCTGTTCTCCATCGACATGCTCATCCGCGCGGTGGACTGGCACGTGCAGGCGGCCAGCAGCGACCGGATCGACCAGCAGGCGGCACAGTTCGTCGAGACATGCATGGACGACATGAGCCACACCTGGGACGAGTTCATCACCGAGGTGCTCTCGATGCTGCCGTTCGGCTGGAGCTGGCACGAGGTGACCTATAAGAAGCGCCAGGGCACCAACCGTAACCAGGAGCTGAACAGCAACTTCGACGACGGGCTCATCGGCTGGCGCAAAATGCCCATCCGCGCGCAGGAGACCTGGCTGCAGTGGGTCTTCGACGATGCCGGGGAGACCGTGGCCATGGTGCAACTGGCCCCGCCCAAGTACCAGCGCACGGTCATCCCGCGCAGCAAGAGCCTGCTGTTCCGGATGAATCCCTCCAAGAACAACCCAGAGGGCCGCTCGATCCTGCGCAATGCGTACCGCTCCTGGTACTTCAAGAAGCGTTTGGAGGAGTTCGAGGGCATCGGTATCGAGCGCGATCTCGCCGGTCTGCCGGTCGCGTATCTACCAGCTGACTTCATGAACGCGCAGCCGGACACGCCGCAGTACAAGATCGTGGAGAGTTTCCGGCGCATGGTGCGCAGCGTCCGCCGTGACGAGCAAGAGGGCGTGCTGATGCCCATGGCGTACGACGAGGACACCAAGCAGCCGCTCTACAAGTTCGAGCTGATGACCTCGGGCGGGGCGCGCCAGTTCGACACCAACGAGATCATCAGCAGATATGAGCAGCGCATCCTGATGACCGTGCTCGCCGACTTCATCATGGTGGGTCATCAGGACACCGGCTCGTACGCGCTGCACGTGGACAAGACCGGCATCTTCCGTAGTGCTCTCAACTCAATAGTTAAAAGCATTGCAGACGTGTTCAACCGCATCGAAATACCCAGGCTGTTCGCGCTCAACGGGTGGAACCTGGACCGGCTGCCCGAGCTGATCCCGACCGATGTCGATCCACCTGATCTCACCCAGCTGGGCCAGTTCATCACCCAGATGGTGGGCGCTGGCATGACGTTCTTCCCAGATGCCGATCTTGAGGCTTTCCTGCGGCAGACCGCCAAGCTGCCGCCGATCAGTCCAGAGCTGGAAGCGGAGCGCCAGCAGGAGGCACTGCAGCAGCAGGCCATGGAGACCGCGCAGCAGCAGATGCAGCTGGCACAGGGGCAGCAGGGCCTTATGGCTGGCCAGCAGGACCAAGAGGCCACCGACCAGCAGATGGATCACGCCGATCAGGCAGAGCAGCGTGCCGGGCAACAGGCCAAGATGCAGGCGCAGATGCACCAGCGCAACCTGGCGGTGGGCAGCCAGCAGGCGGAGATGGAGCAGCAGGCGCACAAGATCAACATTGCGCGCTTCCTGCAGTCCTATGCCGAGAGCGAGCGAGCACGGCGCAATCCCGGTGAGCAGGGCCCCGGGCAGGGGCGCGTGACCGGTCGCTACCAGGGAAAGAAGTGATCATGGCCAAGACTGCGGTGCGGCTGGACCACCACCACTTCGGTGCCAATCCGGATGACAAGGACTTCGATCTGTCCGCCGCGCGCGAGACACACCAGGCGATCATGCAGCGCTGGGACGACCCGAGGGAGGGTGACGACTACAAGGCGATGGTGCTCAAGACCATCCAGGACGCCACCGCTGCCGAGATCGAGAAGCACAAGCCCGCGATCCAGCGCTTCCTCAACGATTGGTTCGGGCGGCGCAACAAGCTGCTGGCCAAGGCCATCGTGAAGAGCTACGTCGAGGTCAGCGTGAGCGCGGCGGCCTCGTTCGGAAAGGACTGGAGCGCCGAGCAGCGGGCCAAGCACCCGCACGGTTACCACGGCTACTTCCGGCACACCGGCAGGTTCGAGCAGCCCAAACAACCACTCAGCTATGCACAGCAGCAGGCCGGAAATGTGGCTGCGGTCCAGGCGCTGATGGCGCAGGCGGCGACCATCGCGGCTGTCGGGGGACGTCAGCAGGATGTGGAATATCGCATCAGGAACAAGAAGGGTGATATTCGTACACATGCTCCGGCCAGGGGCAAGGTGCCCAAGCTCAAGCGCGGTGAGGCTGTGGTCGGCATCCGTGGTGCTGGCGTCAGCGGTGACCATCTGACCGTCGGTGATCGCACGTTCAATCTGTTGCAGGCGCTCGGTATGAGTGCCAAAACAGCCGGTGGCCTAGTCCCGGCCGAGGGTGAATCAACGCTCTACACCGGGGCCAAGCAGTTCCACGACGACTGGGCCAACTATGCGGGCACCAAGGAGTACGGCACCGATACCGGTAGAGCGTTCAAGCGCATCGAGTCCGGCTCCAAGGCGCTCAAGACCATTGCGCAGGGCTCGCCCAAGGCGCAGGTTGCCGCAGCGGTGGGGCAGTACGTGGGATCGCACGGTCCCGAGGCTGAGAAGGTCATAGGGCCGCACGCACGGCGTGCTGCCTACCAGTACCGAGGCGTGGAGCGTAAGCCGCGTGGGCTGCCGGACAGGCCGCAGGGCATGACGCCTGAGCAGTACCACGGGTTGTTGGTGGGCACCATCAGCAGGCATGTGCCGTCGCGCCAGATTCACGAGCTGAACCTGGCCAGCGGCTACACCGCGCCCAGCCATGGCTATCTGCTGGACCAGAACGGCGATGTGGTCACCGAGGCGCACGGGTATGCCGACGATCATTATCTGCCGTTCAAGCTGTCCGGGCTCTGGAAGATGAAGCCAGCCAAGCGTGGTGAGCCTGGTGGGTCCTACATCAGGACGCGCTCGACCGGCGGGCCTACCACCGAGGACATCTACGCGAGCGCCATCTCCGGCGCCAAGGGCTTCACGGTGGCCAGCCGTCAGGGCACCTACCAACTCACGTTCGACAATGAGTTCGCGCACGACAAGCGCTTCGGCGACATCGCGCTGGGCATGAGCAAGCGCTACGGCAAGATTCTGGACGCGGTGGCCTCGGGCAAGGTCAAGGTGCACGGTGAGGTCACCCAGGCGCAGTACGAGCAGCTGCTCAAGGATGAGCACGACCGGTTGCTTGCTGCCGCTGGGGACAACCTCGAAGCGCGCGCGCGAGTCACTGAGCAGGCTCAGAAGAACGTCGAGGACATGGTCCGCGCGCAGGAGAACCCCAAGGTCGGGCGCACGCTGTTCCTGAATGGTGAGGGCTACCAGCACGCGCTGGAGGCGCTCAAGAGCCAGTACCCGTACTACATCGACAGCGTCGCCTACCACCGCCCCAGCGACCCGAACTTCCGTGCGATCGGTCCGGACAAGCTGCCGGTCGAGCGCAGGGGCAACCCGGGTGAGCGTGACACCGGCTACGTCAAGCCACGCCATCTCAAGAGCCAGGACGTGCTGGTCGGCTACTTCGATCCCTTGATCAGTGGCTTTGCCAACCGCCCGCAGTGGCTGGATGACGAGCGTATCCGCAATACCGGCAAGATTCGCGGTGATCTGGCCTACTACCAGAACTGGCCGACCAATCCCTATCGCCGTGGTGGGCTGACCACCACCCAGCAGGCGGCACCAGGCACTGCAGGTAACCAGGCCGGTACTGCGACAGGGCGTACCGGCAGTGTCGTTGTCGGTGGTGTGAGGACCGGCTTGGATGCCGAAGCCCAGCAGTTGCACAACCAGGTCGTACAGATCGTGGCGCGCATGCAGCAACGCGGTGAGGACATGGACGGCCCTGAGGTCACGCGGTTGCGCGCCTGGAGGCAGGACCCCATAGCGTTCCAGCAATACATCAATCGGCATGGTCATCCCAACGTCCGGGCAGAGCTGAAAGCTATTGCCGAGACGCGCGGCATCCACAACGTCGAAGTGCGCCCGGACGAGGAGCCAGATCGCGAAGCCAAGCTCATGGACGAGATTCAGGCAATAGGTGAGTACGAGGGCACGCGCCGGTTCCTCGACGAGAACAGATACAAGGTCATCCGCGCGGAGTTGGCCAATGCCTCGGCAGATATGCCCGGTGGTGATGCGGACAACCCGTACAGCTACTACAACGTTGCGGCCGAGCACGAGCAGGAGCTGCTCGACAAGGCGTACCCGAAGCCCACCGCGACCTCACCCGGGCACCCGCAACGCGGGTCCAAGATGCAGCAGGCCAAGGCCATGCTCAAGGCCGAGCGCGAGGTGGCCGCCTACGAGGAAGCCAACGACGTGCCCACCGAGAACAGGTGGGACCCGTTCGAGGTGGAGACAGAACACCTCGTGCCCGAGGCCGAGCAAGAGGCCATTCCGGTGATCGAGCGCGGTGACGTGGAGGCGGCGGCGGCGGATACCGATGAGAAGTTCTGGACTGGAATCCAGGATTCGGTACTGCGTGGATTGCGCCAGGTCCAGGAAGCGCATCGTCATGACGAGCCGAGTGACCAGGACAGTGACGAGTGGTCGATGTGGGCCGACCAAAAACAGATGATCAAGGATGCGATCGGGGCCTGGGACGATCTCAACCCGGCAGCCGGGGCAGAGGTGAATGCACAGGCCGAGCACGCGGCACGGGCCGCGCAACGGCTCTATCGCGATCACCCGGGCATGGGTAACTACACAATCAACCTTCCCGTGGCGGGGCAGCCCAGCAGTGCCACTAGGGAAGAGTCGGCCCGCAAGCTGTTCGAGATGATGAATGCCATGCTGCCGGAGAACCAGCCCAAGCCGCGTGAGACCAGCAAGCGGTATGTAGTAGTGGGCAAGGGTGTAGGCCAGCGCTACTCTGTCAGCAAAAAGGAAAACAAAATTGTCGTCACAGTGCGCAGGGCAGCATAGTGCAACAGTATGGGGTAGATACCGGGACGCCCTTAGGGGAGCAGCTGGTCAGCTACACAGCTGATGCCAGCGCTGTACCCCGTCAACCACGCATCGCTCGTGCAAGCCCTCGCTCTACGTCTTCGTTGCTGGATAGGCCATGACAGCTCTTCCTTTTCCTGATGACCTGTCTTTGCCTGGTACCGACTGGTCCTCATTCCTAAGTCCGCCCACCACCCTCGGCGTCGGCACGCCGACGCCAACGGGGCCAGGCCCTCCGGAACATCGACCTAGCATCACAGCCGCCAAGCTGGCGCTTGGGGCTGCTCTGTCGGTCGCTGTCCTACGGGCACTACAGCGATCAAGATCAACTTCTGGAGCGCAGGGGTTTGGAATATCACAAGATCATGTGATTCCAACTATGTCTGTGTTGCAATTCGGCAACAAAGATGTGTTCATAGTGCCGCAGGGTGGACGGGTAGTGGCACTGCCTACGTTGGCACGTGAGAACGCAATGCACGCTTTTGCCGAGTCGATGCTGCCGGGCCCAGACCCTGTGTGGTACCTGCGCAATGGTGGGAAGCTCCGGAATCTGGTCATAGCAGAGACTGCAGCCACTGTCAGCCAGGGTATGACCCCGGTGCTGGCGTGGTTCGTGGACAGAGGTGTGCGCTATGCGCTGTTCCAGCTGTCTAGATTGCCCTTCCGCAGACAACCGCCCAGGCTACGGGCCGAGTTCGCTTCCAGCAGCAATGTGGTCAGCCAGCTCTGGGTGCGGCACTACACCGCGCAGCTCGGTGCCGGGCTCGGTGGACCCAGTGCCGACGGGCTGCTGACGTCTTTGTCCACTCTGCAGCGGATGACGGTTGCCGAGCGCATGGTCTGGGACACGGTGTACGGCCTGGCCGGTTTGCCGCAGGGAGAGACCACGACCGCGCTCAACGTGGCACAGAAGCGCCTGGAGCTGTGGGCTCGAACCAGACGACCTCTTCGCCCCACGGACCTGGCTGCCGATGTGGCCAAGCTGCTGCTGTCCCGACGGACGCAGCGCATTATGTCAACCGAGTCCGTGGTGGCCCGTAACTTCGGTACCCTGCTGACGCTGATGAACGCCGAGCGGCTCGGCTACATCCCCACTGGCGAGCGCAAGGTGTGGGCAACTGCGGTGGATGAGAGAGTCTGCCCGGTCTGTGCCCCGATGGACATGGTGGCCGCCAAGCTGGAAGACAGGTTCCTGGTCAGGCAGCACCGAGGTGTGTTGTCCCACGACCAGCATCTCTATGCACCACCTGCGCACACTAACTGCCGGTGCCGAATAGTGCCTGAGTCAGCG